TCACACCACCCTGTCATCCTGCATCACGCTGTTGATGAAGAACGTCACCCGCCCCATCACCTCAACCTCTTCCGCAGCCTCCCCCTCTATCGCTTCACCATCATCACAAATCAGCGCCCTGCCCATGACCCTGGCAAACTGAGTCCGTCCGCCGCTGAGGATTAGCAGAACCTGATTCTGTACCAGTCTGGTGCACGGCTCGATAACCGCAAAGCCAGACGAGGTTTCGAGGATGCGGCTGTCCATGCCGATCCCGCAGATAATTTCCGGAGATAAACGCGGTGCTACGAAATCAGCCGCCGGTGAAGGAAATCCCATCAGTGAACCCTCCCCATGTTGCGCAGGATCCAGTAGTGATTGTCGGTACCGTCAGTCGTCTTATCCGTGAAGTCTGGCTGATAGCGCTCTATCCATGCATTGGCGTCTGTTCGGGTAAAGTGCCAGTTGAATTCCCGCAGCTTCTCGATGAAGCTGTCTGTGCTCAGATATCGATAGCCCTTAGGGTTGAGCTTAATTACCGCAACGAAGGCGGCGTGTATGTCTGCTGTGCGTGGCATGATTACCTCACAAAATAACTGTATGCATATACAGTATCGCTAAACTATACTGGGGATCAATTGTCGATTGTCATTGTGGGGGTAAGTGGTTGTCCGGATAGGATATTTTTTTTAACAGGGTATTTGAGAGCATGAAACAATAGAGGTGGAAGACCCTACAATATTTTCACCCAACTAAATTTAAAGATTTAGAGTGTAAACATCCGATAGTTTAAAAATCATTTGAATATGCAACTCAAATTCCTTGTAAGTAAACTAGACAAAAATGCGCTCAAGCAAACGCTCCTATGTGAATTTGCAAATAGCAAAATGCATTAGAATAATTTTTTGAATAAGCAATAGCACTTAAGTGGGTGGACGAAAATAACTTCCAATGTTAAGTAAACCTTTTCATATGGCGAAAGAATGGGGCCTAGGCCCCACCCCTTTAAAAAGCTGATGCCATTGGAGCACCGTCAAAATCTATACTCCAAAGCTCTATGCTCCAATAGGCGTTCTTTTCCCCTCCAGTAACACCAGACCAGTTAGCTGTGATAGTTAACCAATCACCGAGATCCTTTCTCCCAGAACCATAACTTACATCAGGGGTAGTAAAGGGAATATTCCTTACTGGCATTCCTGGTCCAAACTGATTTGCCGTGTATGTGTTTGCTATGGACTTCTGAGTCTTGGTAAAAGTCAAGGAAGGCCAGATTGTAGGCCCACCGGTTTGTGTCAAAGTGGTCATTGTGAATGTATCCGACCCGGAGGTGGTTTTATATAAAACCCCCTCCAGATACTGACTACCGAATGTTCCTCCAACTGCTTTTATAATTACCTTAGCAATAGCGCAATCAAAGTATTGGACTTTGTTGTCCTTGGTCACGCCCTTTAGCCCGTCAGGGAGGGGTAGGGTGACGGATGGGAAATTAATAGCATTCGGAGGTGCTGCATCAGTCCCAAGAGATTCAGGGTACATCTGCCTCACTACGGATGCCGAACCAAATTGAGCACCACGTCGGAATGGGGTTGCTTTTCTTAAATTAACAGGCCTCAGTGTTATCATTTGGATATATTGATCTGCCGTAGATGTTCCATCCAATTTATTGAATATAGAAACTGTTTTCCAACCTTTCCCATAAATAGTTCCAATGAATTTAGGCTGACCATCTCTATTGCCATCTTTATTGTTTAAAGAAGACGAGATAAAAGATGACTTCATTCCCTGAGATCGCTCATTATTAATATTTTGTGAAAATGAATAGTATTCTAATGAGGCTGGGGAATACCAGTTATTTGCAATACAAGTCAACCCTCCATCTGACCATGCACCAATCACATCTATCTCTAGCGCCTCACAGTCTTGATAAAAATGATAAGACATCACACAGCGCTGCCCGGCAGGAAGGACTCCAACAATTCCAACATTGGTATATGCCGCAGCGCTATAGGAAGTGGCAACATTATTCTCAGGATTGCAATAACCAATGTGATTGCTTTGAGAGCCTGGCCACATCTGCACTTCACTTCTGACGGGTTCATATGTTTCTAACAGCCCACCAGCGCCACACATTGAAGTAAGCGACTCACCAAGTTTAGCGTAACCAACACTATTGAAATGAGTATTGTCAGACTGAACAGTACCAAACAATCTATTATACTGAACCTCATGCGCATCAAAATGAACGCAACCATAAATCTTCGCCATATTTTTAACTTGCTGCGCCCAAATCTGATAAAGCGGGCTCCCTGCGCCTTGACCTCCAGCCGCACATGTTAATACAACCACCCCTATATTCCAGTTGATTAACCTTCGAATTAATTTCTCCATATACTCCATATAGGATTCATGCGTTGCGCCATCAACTCCGTTAGAATCGTTGATGCCATACATAATAAAAGCCAAGTCGCAGGATGGGTTACTTTGCCAGTTTGGATTCTCATAGGCTTGTTTTGCCGTATAGCCTGAAATGGCTCTATAGGTCGGAACCACCGCCACTCCGCACTGTTCAGACATAAAATCTACGTATCTCTTGGGATATGTCATAGTTGCATGTCTAGCCCAGTCCCCATTATCTGCTGGAACGCTATCAGTGGTTGTCATATCATATCCAGCGGTTATTGAATCTCCTTGAAATAAAACTTTAATTGATTGTCGTGTTTTGATTTTGTAATTCACCGCAGCCAATTTAGCGATGTTTTTAGACCTGAATTCGGAAGAGTCATTCGCTAAAAGAAATTCCTGAACGTTTCTAGTGCTTCCATCCGCATTAGTTGCACCAATCATCTCCGCACCTGTTGGATTCGCTAAATCCTTTCGTAGCACGTCAGCAATATCCACTGGTTGCCACTTACCAGCTCCGGTGCCTCCAGCAGAAGCCGGAGTGGATTCTGGTGGTACTGTTTTAGGGAGTGAGGTAAGGTCATCCCATCGATACCAAACGTTCGTAGATGTGTCCTGAAGCAGATCGCCAGGATTCTCAACCACCCCGCCACCTTGGAAAGATCCTTTAAGGTTCCATCCCAGGGAGTAAATCTGCTTAAGCACCAACTGCTTCAAACCTTCGATGGTGTAATGCTCATTACCGAAGCGGTCAACGTAAGTATTGACCAGCGATGTAACGAACTCGTCAATCTTACCGGCGTTAAATTTCAGATCGCGCGGTGATTCACTTGGGACAGACAAATTGGTAGGTTGCGTAGCCATATTGATTCCATAAAAAAACCCGGCACGGCGGCCGGGTCTGGTTGATCGGGGACGGTTCTTATTGGTAGATTGCGTCGCTGTACTCCGCGACCGTCAGTGAAACCGTATTATCTGTGTTCGGTTTGATGCTGTTGACTGTCCATAGCTGGCTGTCCAGTTCTTCAACTGTCGCGATCAGATAGCGCGACGGTAGCTGCACAGTGTCTCCGTTCCATATGTTGAGCTGAATGTTGGGTATTGCCGCAGTGAAGCCATAGTTCGTGTCAGTGCGGGCGGTTGCCAGATAGCGCAGTGTCGGGTTGCCCAGACTGTCGGTCACCAACACATACATCGAGCCTGTAAACGTGATCGGCTCGCTGGTATCGAAGTCATTCCCGGCGCGGCCGGTGATGTAACCCTGCTGCTGGTTGCTGTCGTAGATATCAGGCATCTGAATGACGCTGCCAACCTGGATAATTCCGTCCTCAAACACTTTGGCGTTCATCTTCACGCGCGAGTAGATCAGGCGTTTGGTTTCGCGCAGAGCTCGCTCCCGGGCCTGGTACTCGTTACGGAAGCCGACTATCTCCAGCTTGTTCGGGTTTTCCGCTTCCTGTTCGACTATGGCGCCGTTCAGCACGCGGTAGTTGATGTACGTCTTATTGTTCGTGGTCGGGTGGGCGTAGGACACCTGCACGCCGTCATAACCGCCTGGAAGAGTAGCTTCGTACGTCATTTTGTACTCGTCCGTCTTCATGTTGGCCCGGTTAAATACGGCCGCCGGATAATCCACTTTTTGGTCACGAGTAAACGTAAGCACGCCATCGTCCCAGTAAGCTACTACTGAAGCCGCATTGCAGATCGCCTGCACGCGGTCACCCAGCGAGTCGTTCTCGTCGTCAAACGTGTAATCGAAGTAACCCAGTCGCTCATCAGGCAGGCTTTCGGCGATTGAGTACAGCCCATACAGGTCAATGCTGCTTACCGGCTGTTCACCCATAATCAGCCAGGTATGCGCCACCGCATCAGCGAACGAGCGCGACGGCCGCAGCGTGTAATCCACCGCCTGCGTGTCCAGGTCGTACGTGATGGTGTGGCGCGTCACCAGCGCGTTATATTTGCGCTCACGGCTCCCCAGGGCATTCTCGGTCTCCCGGACTTTTACGCGCACCAGCGTGTCGGTCGGGTGGACGACATTCGTACGGATGTTGATGCTGTGGATCTCTTCGACCTTAAGCAGTGACGCGTCGCCGGAGTTGTCCGTGCGCTGGAAGCTGACCGCGTACTTCCCGAAACCTCCGGTCGGAGTGATCTTGTCAGTGCGATAAAACACCTCACTCGTCGACTGGTGCGGCGTCGTCTGCCGGTAAGTAAACGTCTGCTGCGTTCCCGGCACCTGGTTGTAGTCATCGTCGATCTTCCAGATAACCACCTTCCAGTTGGTCTCTTTCTTCCCGCCGAGGCTTGACTGTGTATGCAGCCACAGCTGCGTTGACTCGACCGGGGAAAAGAACGGCCCAACCACCAGCGCCTCGTTATCGTTAAGGATGAATTTCGTGGTGTTGATCGTGGCATTCGCCGGGATGTCCTGCGGGCCTTCGAGCTGGTTCATCGTAAACGTGTACCAGCGCACCGGGTTAACCACCGCGCCGTCGTTTGTTTCAACGGCGGAGATCAGCGTGCCTGAGAATGTCGCGTCAGTGGTTACGCTGCCTGATGCTGTGTTGTACGTAACGTTGATGGTGAAGGTAACCGCGTGCGGCAGCACCAGACCAATGAAGTAATCGAACTCGGCCTGCTTCACGATTTTCATCGCTATCTGGCCACCGGAATACGTGCCGCTTACCACAGTGGTTGCAGTCGCGCTCTCTACCGGGAAATCGCTGGCTTCGTTCTGCCCGGGAACCTCCTGCCCGTCGACGTCATCGAACCCGTATCCCTCGACGATCTGCGGGATTATTTCGCCAGGCTGGAAGAACTGGAACTCCGCACCGGCCAGAGATCCCAGGCTGGATTCTGAGTAGCGCACGGACTCATAATCGTATTTACCGATTCCGATGCACATCCACTCTGTGACGTACTTCAGGCCGCCGTCGGTAGACGTCTGGTGAACGTATTCGAATACAGACTCCTGAATTAGATCCGGGAACGAACGAATCTGGCCATAGATATCCGGCTTTGCCTTGTAAACGCGCGCGGTATTTGTCTGACCGGTCAGGCTATTGTTGGGCGAGTCGACGGTATTACCACCGTTGTTTGCTATAGCGGGCTTCGGCGCCAGGAACGAAAACACCTGGCCAACTACTTTGAATATCGGGCTGAGGATGTCGCCGACAATACCCTTTGGCTGGTCGAATATCTGGATGTGGTCCAGCTCGCTCAGCTCAAACGCCAGCTCATCATCGTCACCCAGCTTTACGCCATTGCGGACAATCAGCAGGTCACGGTGGAAAGTAGCGTCATTTGCCGCCAGCCAGTCATAAAAAATGGTGCCGTTTGGCACCCTGCAACGCAGCTTAGGCGTTCCTGGAAAATTCGAAATCTCAACCAGCGCCATATTCGAAAAACTCCACTTTGGTAAATGCCCGCTGAATAACCAGCAACGAATCTTCTTTCACGCTGCCGTTTTCCCCGCGCGCATGAATGGCTTTTCGGTTCAGAACCAGGCCGACGTGTGCTGGTTGCGCGCCGCGGTACCCGACAAATATGCCCCCGTCGACCGGTTTATCGACCTGGCACCAGAAGACGACGTCGCTCTGATAGCAGGTGAAGAAGTCCGCCCCGGCTTCGTAGTCCGGTGTCTGGTGCAACTCAATGCCGAGGACGTGCCGGTAATACAGCACCACCAGCCCCCAGCAATCCACCTTTTCGAACGAACAGGCCCGGTTAGCCCACGGCACGCCGATCATCCTGCTGATAAAATCAGAGGTATTCATGTGCCGTGCCTACCAGTTACATCGCCGCTTCTCACTTCAGCAATAATTCTCGCCTCACAAGCTGAAGGGAAGTCAGGAAACCAACCAAGATGAGTATTTGCCAATCTTGCGCGCCACTCATTCCTTCTCTTCAAGAAATCCACGCCAGTAACACCTGATGTATTACCAGTTAGTTTTCTTTTATTCCTGGAGTTGACACCTCTGCTAACCGCCCTGAGGTTATCTATGTTGTTATTTTTTTTATCACCATCAATATGATCAATTTCATGACCGTTAGGTATTTCACCATGGTGCATCTCATAAATAATCCTATGAACAAGCAATTGCTTTCCATCAACGATTACAGAGAGATATCCTTGTGTAGTGGTCTTGTTTGGTGATCTTCCATATCTGACACCACTCCTTCTTATATTCCAATATATCTTTCCATCATCATATCTGAAAAGTTCATGCCAATTCATATAGAGACCTCAACCAGAAGATACAAATATATTTAATACGAGCAAGAGGAGTAACACGCCTAATAATTATACCACTTCATAAATATTGAAGCCCAGTATATTCGCGGGGGTCGTATAATCTTCCAATATTATTATTGAGCGGGTTGGTGACAGAAATGGTTACCGACGCTGAGTCGGCATCGATATCCACCGTCTTTACGTAAAGCTGCCAAGACTTAATTGGCACAGACACGTCTCCGCTGTCGAAGATCTGCCGGGTGGCCGTGATGGCAGTCAGACGGGCTGCACCCTTCCACTGCTTCATCAACGCTTTGATGTCAGACGACAGCCTCCCTAACTTCACCGTCGCGTCGATCACCGGCGTACCGCTCTGCTGGCTCTCTTCGATTTCAAAACGCGCTGGCGTGTACGTCTTGCCGCCAAGCGTCTTCGGGAAGAACTGCTTGTCTACCAGGCGGACATAGCCAAAGGATGGATGGTAGAACGTGATGGTGTCGTACAGCCCGCGCGTCGGGCGCTGCTGCTTATAAGCTCTGAAGGTAGGCATCACGGCACTCTCGGTAAAGATTCCGGGTCGCGTCCGTCCGGATAGCCAGTCACCACGATATCAAGCACTGAAGGCCACGGCGGCGGCAGCTCAACAATTACGTCGTCAAACTCGTCGTCAGCGTTGTACAGATGGTTGGCAATAACGGTTCCTGTCCATGTCACCACCCCGCCGTCGATACTGGTTTGCACCGGCATCTGCGTGAAGTGAAGCTCTTGCAACTGGAGACCACTGCCGCCAAGATTGATATTCATCCGGAACCAGTTCAGGCCCCGGTTGAGATAGTTCGGGCTGCGTAGCCACTGCTGGAAAGCGCGCTCCTGCGCCAGAGTGAAGATCCACGTCAGTGACCAGGTTGCTTTCAGGTCGTCAGTAAGGTTCTGGAAGATAGCCGGGCCGACCGCTGGCTGATCGGTCTGAAACCCGGTGTCGAGCGTCATGTTTTTGCTGGCCTTCTGCGCCAACGGCAGCCAGTCGGGATAGTCGATAATTGGCATCAGCCCTGCCCCCTCGGCGTGCGTTTGGCGGTAGTATTTCCTGTGATTGCTTGGCTCATAACACCACCATTGTTCATATCGGCAACGAACGCCTCGACAGTCAGCGTATTTCCAGTTTGCGTGGCTCTGGCGTCATACATATGCTGTCCTGATGACATATCATTGAATATGACGCTAACCTGAATTCCACCGCCTCCGGCAGTCATGTCCTTATTGCTGATCACCTTGCCGTTGTCGCCCGGTATCATGTACTGCTTACCGGTGCTGGCCTGGTAAATCTCAGGCATGCCGCCTTCGCCGACCTGGTACATCCCGCCAGCCGATACGGGCCCGCCATTTTTACGCTTGCCAAGCAGGTTCGCGCCGATAACGCCCGCCACCGCGCCAAGACCGATAGCCGCCGCCGTACCCATTGAGGCAATGGAGGACAAGATAGCCGCCGGAGTCCATGCGGCTGCTACCGTGCCAGCCGCCGCAACGCTAGTCGCAGTCTGAACACCAGTTGCTGCTGTTTGAACGGCAGTGACAGTTCCGATGGCAGAGGTCTGAGCCGCCGATCCCATAATTGCCGATTTGACCCACTCCACCCCCATTTGCACGAAGGTATTAACCAGGCTATTGAGGACCGTGCTTCCTAAAGATTTTGCCGCTTCCTCAGCTGTCATGCTTTTAGTGATGAGCCCTGTCAGTGCGTTTGATGCATTGCCTGCCAGCGCATCAACAGATGCTGCCATCGCAGCGTTTCCTGCGCTCTGATTGCGGAAGATCTCCCATTGGGCTGCAATCCTCTCCTGCTCATACTTCCTGTTGGCCGCATTCGTCAGTTCAAGGCCTCGCTGGGTTAGCTGCCCCTTCTGGCTTTCAAACTGCTGAATTAACGCCAACTCCTGAGCGTGCTGGTTAGCAAGCCTCTGAACAGGATCAACCTCACCTTTTGCAGACTGCTGTGGGGTTACAACCTGTTGCGCTCGTATCTTCGCTAAATTCGCCTGATGATTGGCCTCAAGCCGCTCAGCAGTTTTGTCGTACTGCTCCTGGCTAATCTTCTTGGCCGCCAAAGCGGTTTTCAGGTCATCAACATCTTGCTTATAGCTGGCGTTTTCGCGCGCTTCCGGCAGAAGCTTTTGCGCGGCAGCCTCGGCCTTGATGGCATTCGCCGTATCCCATTTCTCTGCAGCATACTGCCGGGCCTGTGCGATCTGGACCTGAGTTGCGCCCTTCCCAAGAGATTGCTCGGCATTAAGCATGGCCTGCTCTCTACTGAGTTCTTGAGTTGACCCCGCCGCCAGTTCTGCTTGCTGCTTCAGGTTCGCCAGCTTCTGAGCAACAGATTCAGCAGAAGACGCTGATTTTTTCCCCTGCTGCTCACTCTCTTGTTGAGCTTTTTTCCTGGCTTCTTCTGACTTCTCTAAATCATAATTTTCAGCAGCCAGCCTGCCAGCTGCAGAGATTTGATTCTGATTGTCAGTGACCTTGGCAGCCTGCATCCTGGCTTTGGCTATCGCCCGCTCTCTCTCGTCCTGAATTTTAAGTAATTCATTCTGCTCTTCCAGAGTAGCGATAACTTTATCGCCCTCCTTGGTTGCGGGAGATATCTGCAGCGCTTTGGGGTCGAAGCTTTTTCCGGCCTGATTGGCTCGATTTATTTCATCAGCTGTCTCTCCAAAGGCTTTCGCTACCGCACCCTGAACCTGCTCAAGAGACCAGGATTTTTCGATGAGTTGATCATGAACTCCCATCGCCGTGAGCATGTTGTTCGTGAGCGTGCGAGTCGCCTCTGAAGCGGTTTCTTCTGTTCGGGATAATTTATCTTTAGCGGCCTCAAGGTCTCGCGTCTTACGAGCCAGTTCATCAGACACTTCCGCCTGTTGGCGGGCGAAGTCTGTACCTTGCCCCATAGATTCAGCAACCTTCTGGGCAGCCGGGGTAAAGTTCTGGTATCTGTCTCTCAGCGAGTCAACTTCACTTTGCAGATCCGCAACAGCCTCTTTCTGAGCTCGAATAGAATTATTGGCATCTGCAATAGCCCCACGCAGCTGAGTATTGGACATTGCATTCATGGCGGCATTGAGCTTATCCAGCCCATCGGCAAATGCGATTGCCTCCTCTTTTGCCTGCTGAGCTTTCTGCCAGAAATAGAAGATCGCTCCGGCAGCAAGCATAGCCGCCCCCGCTGGACCACCTATAAGAGCAAGTGCTCCACGAGCCATTCCAATACCTACTGACGCTGCGCGGGCAGCAGTCGCTGCGCGAGCAGATGCCGCAGCCTGGGCAGTTTCAGCCTCAGCAAGGGCAAGAGATGCGGTAGTAGCCCGAGTTTTCGCGGCCACAAGAGCATCCATTGCCAGCATCTCTGCAGCGCTACCTTTTGCCACGTTATACTCAGCCTGGGCCAGCGCAAGAGAAGATAGAGCAGCCTCTTTATCAGCAAGAGCCTTACGCTGAACAGAATTAGCGGCAACCAAAGCAGCCTGTGCCGTCTGATTGTCTGCTACAACCTGCTGACGGGATGCTGCGATATCAGCGATTTTCGCTGAGGTAGCCATGGTCAACGCACCGACATATCGCGCGCCCATAACGCCAGCAACAATGGTCAGAGTAGCGCTGAGAACGTCCAGGTTTTCACTGAGTGAAATAACTGAATCACTGAATATTTTGACGCCAGTTTTTACAGTGGCATTCTCGCCAAAGAACTTCGTGATGTTGTTGTTGGCAATTTCAAGAGACTGGCTGATCGTGGCAGTAGTTTTAGCGAACTCCTGTCCAATTTTATCGCCCTGAGAAAGCAACCCATTCACGATCACATCAGTGGTTAACTTGCCCTCTGCAGCCATGTTTCTGAGCGCCCCAATGCTGACATTCATAGAGTCAGCAAGAGCAATCATGAGCCGGTTACCCTGCTCGTTCACAGAGTTAAATTCATCACCTCTTAAAGCTCCGGACGCCAGCCCCTGAGCAAGCTGAATGATTGCGTTGCTTGCCTCCTCGGCTGTTGACCCTGAGACCACGAAGCCCTGGTTAATAATGGTTGTCAGCCTGGTAATGTCCTCAACACTGACACCATAACTCCGTGTTGATCGCTCGAGACGTGCATAGAGAGTGGCCGTGGCATCGAGACCTGAACGAGTCTTTTGAGAGATATCAAAAACACGCTCGGTGACATCAGCCAAGGTCTCAAAAGGAGGTACGGAATCCCTGACGGCGTTTGCCAGTTTATTACTCAGGTCCTGCCATGCCTGGGCATATGCGCCAACCTGTTGGACAGAAAGAGCAGCAATAAGCGCTTTCGCGACGCCGGTTAAGCTGGACATAGTGCCTTCAATCGAAGACAGGGATCGCTCAGTGCGGTTCAATCCCGCTTCAAGTCGGCCCATGCTACCGTTAAGCCCATTCAAAGCGGCATCAATATCCCGGCGCCCCTGAAGGATCCCGGCGGTGTCCATGTCAACTTCATAAACAATCGTTCCAGCGCTGACAGTACCAGCCATTTACTAACCTCCGGGCAATAAAAAACCCCGCCGGTGCGAGGTTTTTTGGGTGTGATTTTATTTAGGTGGCCCGTTTCGCCCGGGCTAATCGTTTTTCTTTCTTCGCCAGATAGTCATCTGCGACTGCGTCGTACTCGTCTTTTGTGAAGCCTTTCTGGTCAGGATATTTGGCGGCAATTAAGAGCTGAAATTCCGTCATGGATAATTGCTCTGCCTCCGCCCGGCTCATGCCGAAGTGATTACGTGCCGCGCTGATGTACTCGAAGGCATTAAATTCGGTTGTGGTTTCGCCATTCTCATGGCGCTGCAACTTGCGAACCTTTGCCTTTCCGATGATGCCGTGTGTAATCAGAGACTGAGCAATAACCACCATATCGAACTCGTCCATTTCGCCGCGACGCATCTTGAATGGACGCCCACCAATACGCGCTGGTCGCAACTCACCGATCAGCACAGAAATATCATCATCACAGCAAGCCTCCAGGACTGTTCCGGCAGCCAGCATCGCCGCCCGACCGTAGGTTGAATATTTGATGTGCTGAACGATCCACTCAGGTATATGTCCGTATGACGTCATCGCCCTTTCCAGAAGGGCTGAGACTTCATCGTGATGGAGAGCATAAAAAGCAGCAACTATCTCACCCGGGTCGCCAATTCTGGTCATATTGGCGAACGAAGGCCTGAAGAAGAAATCCCGATCGCCGCAAGTGATCAGCAGTTCACCAATCTCTTTCATGGGTGTCATGTTATCTATCCTTAGCCAGCATTATATGGGCTTCAACTGGAAGCCCCGGTAATGGTGACTAAACGGTTACAGTGACAGCAAAGACCGCGGTGAATGAGCCGTCAGTGGTGGTGACGGTGATGTTCGCAGTGCCCGCCGTCGCGCCAGACGGAGCGTTGACCGTCACGGTGTTTCCGCTGATTGTCGCTGTGGCACGCGCCGGCACAGACGAAGTAACCGTGTAGGTTTTATCGGTTGCATCACTTGGTGCCACATTGACGGTAAAGGTTGTCGAGCCGCCGGCCGCAACAGATGCACTGGTAGGCGTGACGATGACGCCAGTAGCGGGCACTTCATCATCGGTGTCAATAATCTGGATAGTGTCAGCAGCAGCCACTTTGAATTCAGTGGAAAATATGACGATATCATTACTTCCGCCATCTGAGCTGAGCGCATTAATCAGCATGTAGCCGATGAAGGTGATCGGCCCGAACTCCATACGTACCCACAGTGTCGGCTGGCGGGCAGCCTGGATTTCAGTATTGAAATATTTGATCAGGCGTCCGACACCGTATTGGTCGAGTTTATCGTTACGTCGCACCTCACCCTCAAATGAAATGGTGAAGTCGGCATTCGTCACGATATTTTCGACATACCCTTTGGTATCGTCGGCGTCCGAAGTAACGCTGTTCGGCGAGAAATCGAAGCCTTTGCTGGTTCCGGCGGCCAGCGCCTTCCAGTCCTGTTCATCCGGTAACGCATCGGCACAACCATCTGCAACTTCCAGCACGATAGCGCGACCAAACAGCTTTGTATTGTCCGTAGGGCAATTTGCTGCCATGGGGGAACTCCTCTCTGTAAATAAAAAAGGCCGCCGAATGGCAGCCTGTTGATTTTGCTTACTCCCCGTAGAGGCAAGCGAATTGAAGTCGGAACACGATCCTTCCCTCTTCGGTTAATACTGGCGGCGGGATGCCCCCCATATTCTCGATATGGCCGACACAGCTATCACTGATGGGATTGTCCTGGACGTAATCAACGATACGCTGAACAGCATCCAGTGCGGCCTTACGCTTATCTTTCGCGCCGATGACATCAACCAGAACGTGATACTCCGATCCAAGCTCATGACGGATATTGGCCCCACCGTTGGGACGGAAAACCATAACTGCCTTCGACAGGTCGCCGGGGTCGTCATACATCAGTTGCTGAACGGTGAAGCCAGCCGTTAGTCCTGCATTAACGAACAGGTTTCTGACCCGCTCGTACATCATGGGCGTCATAGCGAGAGCTCCTTACGAACAACATCATCAATAGCCCCGCGTTCTTCCTCAAAACCAGCAGTGAGGAATTCTTTTTTAGCAGTTGAACGACGGAAAATCTGCGGGTTGGCCGGGTCGTGAACATAAACGGCATAGTTGGTCGAGTAACCAACCCTGCCTGTGATTACAGCTCCGTCAGTTACGATTTCGCGAAACTGGCTATTTAAAAGTGCTGAGGTATCGATCGGCGTGTAAAGTGCCGCTCTAGCCGCCCCAAGAATCATCGCAGACTGGAGCGCTCGAATGATTTTCCTGCCCTGAATATCATTCAGAATTCTGTCAATATTGCGCTCAACACGTGCCGCGCCACGAATTTTTATGCCCATAATTACACTCTGCTTGAGGCCGTTATAATGGCGTAATCATCAGTCAGTCGCTCGAACGTGTCGGCGTAGCGGATAACCTGACGCACCTCGTCAGCACCTGCCACAACCGGGTCGGCTTCGGTCGATACGCCAATCATGATGTAATCACCTGCGACCGCCAGCGCGAACTCCGTCCAGACAGTGTTCTTCACGACGATTTCGGCGCCCAGGCTGGCTAACTTCTTGCTGAGCCCTCCCTCGTAATCACAGAGGATTTGCTCAGGTTCGGCATAGCCAAGCGGATCGCCGTATTCGTCATTGCCTTCCAGCTTGCGCCATATGGTAGCCGTGGCGGTGTAAGACCACGAAGCTGTTGCCGACATTAGACTACCCTCGCATATGATCGACCCTGCCGGATATGGGCAATGTTAGCCTTTGAGACGCCATATCTTTTGGCGATAGTGGTAAGAGAATCACCATCTGAAATGGCGCGACGAATTTCGCGCACTTGCTCATCGGTAAACTTGGCATGTGACGGAGTAACACCGAACATAGGGTTACCAGCGCCTGAATTCTTGGCTGATATTTTAGCTTTGACTTCAGGCAGGCTACTCATACCTGCGCATGCCGGCACTTTGCCAAACCAGCAGTTTTTATCTCCGCGCCGACTTTCCGCCATATTCGCCTTTGATTCTTCGGTGTGAATAACTCCGAGACAGCTCCCAGCGTTTGGCGCGATATTGAAAGTCGGGTTTAATTCGCGAAAGAATCGCTGCTCGGCGGCAATAAGCTCGGACTTATTACTCACTACTTCCAGAACGGAGAAATCAAAGACACCTTTGCCATGTTTATTCCATGACTCCTGAAGGTTTCTGTTCCCATGCGTGCCTTTCCGCAGCTTATAGCGATGACTCGCCCACCGCCCTGAAATGTTAACCGTGGAGCCGATATACGCCTCACCAGTGATGGTGTTGGTAATCTGATATACGCCTGCGACGCCATTATAAGATGGCGCATTATGGTGCTGATGGCTTAAGATTTGATGAGCCATGAGTTACCTCCGCAATAGGTAATGATGGTTAGAGCCGGTGGCAATGTTGACGCATTCCCCGGCTCGTTAATTTTACCATTTGCTGGCTTTTTATACACCAATTCTACTCCTTCCACTTGAGCACCTTCGCGCCAGTCGCCCGGATGCGCGGGCAGTTGATGAACCACTCGCCGTCCGATTTAACGTAGCCGGTAGTCTCCCGCCCGGTGTCGGTCATCACCCAGACGCGGGTGAACGAACGAGGTAGCCCGTGCTTAACTGATTTGTACGTCATCAGCAGCCCCCCACCACCATGAACAGGCCGACGCTGTTACCTGCGCTGATTGGTAACTCGCTGGTGCATCCGCTGGTATCGAGCCGGGCAAGCGAGTCGCGCAACCAGGTAATGCTGTCGTCACCATATTCAAACGAGCGGGACGCGCCAGACGGCGCACCCTGCGATTTGATGCGGCGAGCGCCGGACGACGTAGCCATAAGCGCGGCGGCGTACATCAGGATCAGCTTCGCGGTACAGTCGTCATAGCCCGCACCATCGAGACACGGGATAATCTTGTTCACCACGCAGAGGATCGGATCCAGCAGCGCCCCCGGGATGGAGTAACCCAATTCACCGAGGAACGCCTGCACGTCTGCCGCTGTGATTGGGTCAGCCATGGTTATTTCGCCTTTTTCTTCAGCTCGTCGATTTGTTTCTGAGCCTCGTCGAGGTCAGCCTGCAGCTTCGTGTTGTCAGCTGTCAGCGACTCAACTTTGCCATTGGCCTCGTCGAGGTCAGCCTGCAGCTTTTGCACGTCGGCAGGTGTTGCCACTTCCAGGACCTGGTCGCTGACCGGGATCGCTTTTCCTGCCAGCCACAGCGGGAGAGTCTCGCCTTTGAAGACCTCACCCTTTTTCAGTTCGTGGCTGTCATGGGTGAGCAACCATTTTTGTTCTTTACCAGCCATACGGCCTCCGTAAAAAAGATGGGGCCTGAGCCCCATGAATTATGCTTTGGTCAGTTGAACGTAACCAGCCTGGCCATTTGCGTCGTGTTTGAACTGCGGAGCCGCAGCGGCCAGCACAGAGAAGACATAGTCATCTTCCGGGTTCTGACGCGCTTTAGGACGCATGGTCATCGGCATACCATTGAGGATCTGCACGACGTCAGGACGCTTAACCACACCCAGCAGTTCATCAGTCGGAACCTTCGAAGCTGGAACCAGCGCTGCGACACCAGGGATTTCCATGATGCGAGCCAGAATGGTCTTCGGATAATTCGCCGCGTAGTCGTTCACAGACGCGTAGAACCAGTCTTTGTAGTTCAGGTAAATAGTCACCGGCGCATAATAGTTTTCGGTATGCAGCAGGTTAATCAGGTTGGAGATGGCAGCAACCCACTGCGCACCGGTAGCGCCGTTCAGGGTCAGGCCGTGAGTGCCAGTGCCGCGATTTGGAGCGGTGCGCAGACCGTAAATAGTCGCGCCCCCGACGTTGATGTTTGGATCGCCGTTCAGCACCATATCTTCCAGCTTCTCAGCCACTTTACGCTGATGGTTGGAGATGGCATCGCTGTCCAGAGAGTAGCCTTCAGTCTGCGCTGCCAGCATCTGGCGCCAGCCGAAAGTCACCTCACTGTCGATGATAGGCAGCGGCGTGCCTTCGTAATCCATGACAGGCTGATCGCCCTTCGCTTTACCGCGGCCATCCAGGCTGATGTTTACATCGCCGGAATCGGACAGGGTCATGAAGTAGTGAACGATCTTACCGAGTGCCATCGGGCGGGAAACGCTGGCGGCCAGGTCGTTAAACACTGACAGCACGTCGCGCTGAACGGTAATCGCAGAGCGGTCCCACTCGCCCCAGACATCTTTCGGCAGCACGGAGGCGTTACCGACGAGCTCATCAAACGCAATGAACTGACCGCCTGCGTCGTTGACTGCAAAGCCATGCTGTGCAGCCATATTGCGCTGCATCATGTCCCAGCGACGGCGGGCATTGAGAATCAGCTTCTGCTGCTGTGGAGTAAACTTTAACATTCTTGTTTTCCTTATGCCTTGGCGTACGGAGTGGAGAGGATCACCACGTCGGCGAAACCTTCCGCCGCCAGAGTGCGCCCTGCTTTTTCGTCGAACGTAGCGACGACCTGGTTGCCGGTTGCGGCCGCTTTGAAGACGCCTCCGGTACCGATAGTCAGCTCCTGACCCACCGTATAGGCCGCAGCAGCCAGGCGAACGTTGTATTCCTGCTCACCTTCTACACGGTACGCCACGCCGGTTTCATTGGCTGCGTATGCGGTGGTGATTGCCTGGCCGATGAAACGACGGTTGCCGAGGATGAACCAGCGGCCGGTGGTATCAGCGGAGGCTGCGAGCTTGCCTGATGCAACCTTCACTGCCACGCCTGGGTTAAGCGCCGCAGCCACAGGCAGGTTGATGGTTTCCGGCTCACGCTCGACCGGGCCACGATAGATGACGTTAGCGACCATTATTTAATCCCCTCTTCCATACCTGCGTTAAGGTCGTAGTCTTTCCACTGGTCGTTTTCAGAATTGACCAGATGGAATGATGGGTTCAGCGGAGTGCTGGTCTGGCACTGTGAGTACATGTCGTTCAGCGCTTCGCCGGAAAGCGAGTTGATCGCTGCTTCGGTCATGAACGAGAATTTCGCTTTAACCGCGTCACGTTTGGTTTTCAGGTCGCTCTCAGCGTTCGCCTGCAGTTGGGTTTCCAGCTTGCCCAGCTTTTCATTCAGCGGGGTGAGCGCCGCATTGACAGCAGCAGTGATAACATCAGAGTTAATCTGAGCCTGGGCCGGGTCGCCGCCGCCATCTTTCTTCTGCATCTGCTGGTTGTAGGCATCCCAGACCTGATCGTCGGTCAGCCCCTCGGTTTTAACGCCTGCGGCATTGAGCGCGGCGATCATCTTCTCTTTCATCGGGTTTGTTTCTCCGTTGGTTTTGACTTCGTACTCAGTTGGTTTGCGCACGACTTCTACTGGATCACCGACGAGTTCAGCCTTGCCATCGTCGTCAATGAGGTACTTTTGCTGGAGGTATTTGCCGTTTTCCTCGTAAATGAAGCGATCAGGCCAGACGGCTTCCGGCCAGAAGTAATATGTTTCAGGCTTACCCTCGCTCATCTTGTTTCGCAGCGCCGCGCAGATTTCATCGAATGAGTAATTCGAGGCGTTGCTCAAATAAAACTTGGTTTTGTTCCACCAGCCGTCTTTCATGCTGTTGGCGGCATCGATGAGGCTCGTCGTTTCAACATCGGCCTGCTGCCCGTCAGCGTTGACGAACATGCCGACACCTTCATCAGGCGTCCCGGCGCCAGGCTCATCGAGCAGGATCGCGATGTGGTCGAACTGCATGTTGTGAGCGACCCAGGAGTATTTCTTCTGCTTCGACTCCCCGGCCTTTTGCTCTTTGTTCAGCAGCAGACCGGTAGAGACATGAATCGGGTCGGCGTTATTGCCGGAAATCATGTCGTCCAGGCGCTGAATTAGGCGCTTACCGTCAGGCTTGGTGTCTGCCACAGCCTTATTGACGTAAACGTCCATCACGACTTTGTCGTTGGCCTTGCTGACGTTCTGAGCCCATGCCCCGGCGTAGTAATCGTTGACTGCCTGCGGGTCGTTGGCGCTGACGTATTTGCCGTTCACCATCGGGTGGCCGATCGGCATTAACTTGCGCTCCATCGTCTGGTAGCTGTTGTTAATCTCCTCCGCCGGATACAGGCCGCCATTCATCACGATGTCATCGACGATCGGGACAGCACCACGAATGACGTAGTGTTCCTGGCCGTTGATGGTAGTCGTTGAGATGTTGGAGGCGTTGATGGCGAGGGATTTAACGTGGATGCTGGATAGCTTCACGTTGCGTCCTCTTATTGAATGGCTTTATGTAATTCTCTGATGATGGCTTTTACCTGGCGCACGTTGCCTCGCCCTTGTGATTTGATGACTTTACGATCACCTACCTGCTTCATCATCGCTTCGACGCCGCCGATCTTAACGTGCGTGCATGAGATATCACCGAGTCGCTTTGATTCGAAATAAACGCCGCTCATATGGGCCTCATTGGTGGATTTCAGGCATTAAAAAAGGCCGCCTAAGCGACCTATTTGGGTTTATATCAGCCCCATCTCTCGGAGCTTACTTAGATTATGTTCTATCTTGCGCTTACCGTATTCGCCATGAACCCTTTCACATTCGGCGTTATAGGCAAGGACGGCAATTTTTATATCATCGTAAATTCCAATATACCGCTCTGAGTCATCGCAGCGAATTCTAGCCATCCATTTGCTTCGCTGTTGATGCCAATACACGCCGATAAAGTTATTCCCAGATGCCAACCCTCCAATCATGTTTCTGTTGTTTTCAGTCATGGTTACATCACGGAGGTTTGCCAATCTGTTATCACTTTTAATGCCATTGATATGGTCGGTGAATTCGCTATCAGTACCGGTAATCATCTTCCATATAACTCTATGAGCCAAATAGCTCACTTTGTTAACGGAGATTTTTACATAGCCATCTGGCCTAATGCACCCACAGGGCTTATTTGCATATCGCCCATTCCATGCTGAACATGCGTTCTCTGATTTAAAGTGACTGACTGGCCTTGCATTCCAAAACAACTCTCCAGTATCTGGATTGTAAGAAAAGCATTCACGTAAAAACTCTGCGCTTGGCGCTGGTTTCGAATTCATAACTAATCGCTCCATTAGTTCGCTCATGATGGTGCTGGAAGGTCCTGAGCGCAGGACTTTTCGGGTGGCCGCCCTATCCAGCAGGTATATTTTACCAAATTACTTTTCGGATGACTTCCAATTACTCCGCTCTTTACTTAATTTCTCGGCAAGACCTTCATTGTAAAGTTTGCCTTCATCGTCAAGCAGGCAAGGGATATTGGCACAGTAACAGTTATAGGAGTTGCCATCCTTCGAATAGAACTCTGCAACCTCATCAGTGGTGTACGTTTTCCCGTGCCTTGCCCCATGAGTCATCCTGGTGGTCGGTTTAAGTGCGGAAATCCACAATATCGCAGTGTTCAGCCCCAGGCGTTCTTTTGCCCAATCAACCTCATTGCGCTGCGCCTGCCTTAAGGCTCCAACTTGCTCCGTTTGAGCTATCGTTTTGGCTTTGTACATACTTACGTCCAGGCGTTTACTAATAACCTGGGCGGTATCTCTTGGTGACACCCCGCGCGCTACCGCATCGGTGATGATGTTGGTTAAATCGCCACGGGCCGTGTCGCTGATCACCTTCCAGTCACTGAGCGTTGTCAGCCTGGCCGCCGATATCTGGTTAAGATAACCGGGACTGTTTAAAAGCTGCTGCAGCGTCGTCTGACTGGCGTACACCTGTGACTGCTGCGAGAGGTTGTTGAAGGCCTCCAGCGTGCCTCGCTGCGCTTCTGCGACGACGTAATCCATCGCCCAGAGGTTTTGCTCGCCACCTTCCAGCAGGTAGTCGTCGAGAATTGACTGCACAGCTTTCAGCAGCTCAGCCAGTTCCTGATCTGACATGTCGTAGATGAACTTACCAGCGTTGACCTGGTAGAGCCGCATATCCTCGCCATGGTCATGGCACAGGAAATGCCAGTTATGGCTGTTTCCTTCTCGCTCTCGCCCGGTCAGGCGCTGGTCAAACAGGGCTTTCAGCGCGCGCTTGATGCCGAGATACCGGTCCTCGATATCCCGGAACATCGCACTGACCTGCTTCGCCGATCGCGTCGGGTCAACCTTACTGCGCGGAACTATCGGCAGCCCCACCTTTGCCGTCTGCTCTGGTGTCATCGGCCAGTGGATCATCGGTAGTCACCTTCTCGTCCGGTTTCGGTGGTTCTTTTTGCTCCGGTAGCGGGTCAAGCCCCACAACTTCGCGCAGCTCATTGGCTGTAATCGGCGGCTCACCGCCATAGAAGCCAGTGGTTTTCTGCACAATGTCAGCCAACTTAGATGCGTTCTCTATCTTCTCTTTCTCGCCTGGAGCCAGCAGGTCGCTCCACGAAATGGTGACCTCGCCTTTGGTCGGTGGGTCGATAATCCCAAGCGTCCAGAAGCGCTCCAGCAGCGCAGTGATGCGGTCTGTCAGGAAGCCATTACGCCGCGTGTTTCGACGGATAGCCCAGTCCGTTTTATCCTCGTCGCTCGCCAGTCGCCCGGTCTGCTGACCGAACAGGATGGTGAACGGTATCTGTACGGAGGCGGCCAGTTCGTTCGCGGTGACTTCCCACGTCGGCCCCGGGTCGCCGGGCGTAACACTGAGAACATGCATCTGCCCGGCCTGCATGACAGCTGCCGCGTCAGTACCGCGATTCAGTTTATTGACCTTGTCGCCCATCGCCTCGCCGAGATCGGCATAGCCAGCCTTTTTGGCCTGGTCTGCCAGCGTATTCATATCGGTTTCTTTGCTGAACTCGACGGCGATCTGACGGCTGGCGTTCTTCAGGAAGCCTTCAGCGCCACCACCTGACACTTTCTCAAGGTCGAGGCCCTTGTTGTAGCCGGCTTCCAGCAGCGGGATACCGGACAACACGTTGTCGTCTTCAGAACCTTCGCAGAACAAGATAACGCGGCTCGGGTGTACCGGTTCTCCGCGCATCGGACCGACAAAAGGCTCATCACCGACCGGCTGCTCGTTGAAGTTGAACATCTTCGGCTGGCCGAACGTTTCAGACTGACGGTCGTTATCCCATTCGGCGACAGTTAACTGCGGCTCCCATACCGGGATAAGTTTTACCAGCGCTGACTCGCCCAGGGATTTCACCAGCTTGGTATCTACTGGCTCGTTCCATGACTTATTGTCTTTGACCTGTAGCAGAAGCGCTGAGTAGCGCCCTACCATATTGCGGCGATCGGCATCCTTCACCTTAGGCCACAACTTCTTCATGAACTTGGCGACTTTCTTTTCCCAGGTGTTTGTTTTCTCCGCCTCCTGAGCTTCATCACCGTCAACTATGACCGGATAGTCCTGCCAGCAACCATCCAGCAGCCGATGCACCACAGCGAAGCCAGCGGCGTTGCGGCGGTACATGTTGTAGAAATCGTTGAAGGTGATCTCGCGCGGGTAGCCAAATTCCTGGTAAAGCGTCGGTCGCTTCGTGTTGCCGCCACCTATACCGATGGCATTCAGGTAATTCGCTCGCCTCATTTCAGTGGCGAGGTTGTTCACAGCCAGTTGAAGGCCGTTATCTTGTTCGCTCACTGGCGATGCTCCTTAGAAGAATACTGTGCCGACCTGCTTGCGGTTGTTCTTCGTCACAGCGAAGTAACGGAAGCTATCGGCACCGTGCGAAGTGGCGTCATGGAGTGGTTTGTCTTTCCAGCAGCCGCGCTTGTCGTCCCACTCCTTCCGGTAGCCCTCAAGGTGGGATATACCTTCCGAGCATTTCTCCTCATCGAATACGCATTTCGGGAGGATTTCACGCGCCGACTCAATGCCGGTATCGATGCCGGCTTTCGGCACCACTTTGAAATTCAGTGAGTACATCTGACCATCGATTTCGTAACCTTCGCGCGCCAGCTCTTTGCGTGACTTCGCATCAGCAGCGAACTCGCGGTTTTCGATGTCGTGCGGCCCCCAGTGCTCGCCGTACTCATAGCCACGGTCTTTCAGCACCTTCATGTAGTGCCTCAGCCCCTCGCCGGAGTTTTCGTAGTAGTCGATGATGTGGAACTCTTCGCCAACCTCGCGCACGAACCAGATCGCCGTGGAGTCACCCACGCCGATATCCCAGAACGTGTGTACAGGGAGGTGGGAGTTATCAGGGATTTGGCCGATCCGCTTGTTGGTGTAGAGCCAGCGGAACTGTTTGGCGTAGTACGCGCCCTCGACCGACTGCTGGAACGCCTCGGCCGGAATGGTCGGGTATTCGCGCTTCATGTCATCGCCGAGTGTTTTCTCTTTGGCGTAGTACCAGGCTTTCTGGCGTTCGTTGACGACTACGCCGTGCTTCGCCTTCATTTCAGCGAAGTACTCAAGCAGGCGCACCGGCAGAGATTCAACCGGGTCGATTGCGTACTGCGGATTCTTCCACCAGGAGAAGAAGAAAAACTTCCAGTCCAGTGCGGATAAAGGCTTGCCCTGCAGTAACGCTTTCTCTGCCGTCTGGCAGTAATCGAAGAAGTAACCCGCCCGGCCCTCTGCCGTGCTCTCGATAGTAGCGAAGCATCCGGTCGATACCGCCTCAAAGGCACCAGTGACGATTTCACGGGCTTTGTCAGGATACTTGGCGCATATCTTCCCGAACTCAGAAACGTGCAGGTAACGCAGCGTACCGCCACGAAACGACGTACTGACGTAAAGCGATCCGCCCTTCTTGAATACGAGCTCACCAGACGAATCATTGCTGGCCGGGTTGGCTGCCTTTATCTCTGCCGGCAGTTTGTCGTATGCGTACTTCACCTTCTCGCGGAACAGACGTTTTGCGTCATTCAGCGTGTGGGCGATCAGCGCGCACTTTGCCGACTCAAACAGGGCCGCGTCGAGCTGGATGATGCACACCTCAGTTGTGAAGCCGAGCTGACGAGCTTTCAGGATGATGTTGCGGGTGTGGATCCCCTCGAAGTATTCCCGTTGCTCAGGCGTCATCCTGAACCGAGTCGGCTTTCCCTCTTTGTCGGTGATCCAGTAAAGGTTGTTCAGCCGCCAGTCTTTGTCGGCCAGCAGCTTGATGTGCTCAGGTTTCATTACGCCCCCTGAGACAGAGAATCCATCAGGTCAGACAGTTGCTTAACAGAATTGTCGCCTTCCGGCCCGTCGATATCGTATGCCTGGCGCTCAAGCCCGATCAGATTCTTCAGCGCGTCGCTCAGTGCCTTAACCGACTTAACGCGCTCCGGCATGCTGATGACCTTGTGGTAAATCTCATTGAGCTTGTCCTGACCCTTGTCGTCTGGGTCGAACATCAACTCTCCGAGCTTCTCCAGTGCGGCCACGTCTGCGCACTCTGCGCCCAGCTCATCAAACAGGGCGTTGGTTATCTGCCGGGCGCGCTTAATGTCGCCGCGATGCTCCATGCGGACGTTGGCAATCACCTCAGCTGTCGCCTCGATGAGTACGCGTTCGTTAAAAGTGACTACACTGCGTACCTGCTTGCGTACCTCTGCTTTGCGTACCAGATCGTCAGCGCGTTCTTTCACCTTCGCATTGAGGTCACGCGACCAGTCATCACGCTTGGCGCGCTTACGAATAGCGCCTTCACTGATACCGTGTTGTGATGCTATTTCTCGGAGGGACATCACTCCGGCCCGGTACGCCGTCTCGATGGCCTCCCAGTCCGGTTTGCTCATTCGTTACTCCGTTATTTTGATTCGAGGGTCGCCGTGTTGCCGCTCACCGTCTCAACTTTAAAACACTTCCCGGTTAACCATTCCCAGCGGAGCAACGCCGACAGAATAAGTATCGGCTTCATGTAAGGGCGAAGAGAAACTTTGGTAGTGATAATCATGGGTTACTCCGTTGCTTCGTCTGATGGCTGTTCGGTTTGCTCTTCCGGTGCTGGCGTAAACTGCACGCGCTTTACATCGGCAGGAGCAAAGTAAAGCCACTCGCCCGTTTCCGTCGCCAGCGGCACAAAGCCATTAATCAGCTCTGGCTGACGTCGTGACATCTTGCCCGTGTACTCGCCGCCGTCGTTCGTAGTCAGTTTGATGATGTAGATGTCGGACATTGAGAGCCTCTTTATCCGCTTGTGGGGATATTTTGTTGATTATCCGCTGTGAGGGATATCCATTATCGAAGCCCCTCAGTGAAGAGCTTCTGTAATGTCATTCAGCCTTTACAGCTTCGATGCTGAATCCGTGAATGATGCTGAGGGGTACACCGTGGGTGTCCAGGCCATTTTTAATAATCAACACCCCATCGCGAATGTCTGGCTCATTGGTGCTTTGCCATCCGACCTGCTCTGGCGCCTTTCCAGAATCGTGACCATCCTTAGTGAGGAGCATTACTTTCCAGCCCTTGATTAAAGTACCCATTGTTCTATTTCCCCTGGGTCTGCTTATCCCATTCCTCGCGGAACCTGGATGGGTTGTCGAAAACTTCACTGCACTGGTTGGTTTTCATCACTTTGCACCCGATTCTTTTGTTTTCTGGCAGTTCGCCTGCCACGCTTTGTTATGCGCCAGGATGTCGCGCTTCGTCTGGCGGTCAAGAACATCAATATCGTGACCGGTCAGGTAGATTGGATTTACCCAATCACAGGCTGTATCAACCACCACCGGGACGCTTCCACGTGTCACGCAGCTCGCGATCAACATCGTCATCAGGCATGCGGTTAACATTCTGCTGTACATTGCTGGCCTCTTTCGTTGCTTCTACACGGCGTTCGGCTACTGACTCAATGGCTGCGGCCTTTTCTTCTGTGCGCTGTCGGTCTGCTTTTTCTTCAGCCTGTTCACGCCCGCGAAAACGGCCCACACCAAACGCACCAAGCACCATCAGGATCGCAACTCCGATTGCCGCCAGTACAGATTTGAGTGTCGTCATAGGCTCACCCGCTCGCGCATCCAGCCATAAACGAATGACTCGTTAGCTGGCCGCTGTTCTGCCAGCTCAAGATAACGCTGGCCCTGGCTACAGTTCAGTGCGCGAAGCAATACGATTTCCCCTTCGCCGCCTCGTTTCGCCAGGAAGGACTTCAGCGCGCTGATGCTACGTGGGCCGATCTGCCCGTCGGCGATCAGATCCGGATAGAGCTGCTGCTGGTTATTGAAAACGTTCAGCCAGCGCTGGAACCATTTAACCTGCACCGATGGCCCCATGTTCACACCGGTATCGCAAAGTTCGGCGGCAATAGAAGGGGAAACTTCTGCCACCTGGTCAAAGCGCGGGCCATACCAGTAATCAGACTCAAGGATCGCCAGAGCCTGCTCACGTGTAAGGTTTCGCATATCCCCGGTATAACCATGCGCGCGGGCAGTTGCCTGAGTAATTCCCCAGTTCGTTGGTCCGCCCTTATCATTCGGGTGATCAACATAACCGCCCTCTTTGCCGAGGATGGTGTTAAAGATATCGTCTTTGGTCATGGCTATTCCGTAATGACGACCTTCGCCAGGTTCCCGCGCGCCAGCCACACCGCCATGCAGATGACGGAGTTAAGCAGCAGATCGCCGAGGTTAACTTGTACGTAGTGGCCGAGCAGAATGTTGAAGGCGTTGAATCCGGCGGCAAGGATGACCAGATAGGCCAGTACCGCGACACTCAGGCGATGACGCTTCCCCTCTTTCCGGAAAAACATCAGCCTGACCATGATTAACAGGCAAACTATGGCGTTTGCATCCATCAGAAGAAGCTGCCATGTCATTTATCTTCCCCCCCCAGCCCAGGCATCTTCCCGCTTTTTGATTTGCGGAGAATACGCAGCAGGACTGCCACGGAAATGGAAGCAGTGACAATTGCACCGACAGCTGGCGATACCTCAATACTGGCCGGTGGCTTCATCAGGCTTAACGGCGTGTTGATGATTCCGGCCATGATTTTCGCCATGGGCACGGAGAAGAACACGCCACTAATAAAAGATATCAGCGCAAAGATAGCCTGCTTCCAGAGTTGATGGGGATCTGAGGTCAGAACGTATAGCGCCGTTCCGGCGAGTGATCCGAGCATCACTGCTGGAGTCGCCTCCGGAAACAGCGTGGCAAAGGTTACACCGACTGATGACGATGCAAGACCAACGCCTACGATAGTGAAGGTCTCAGACATATTTATTCCGTGTGTAGTTGGTTCAGGCCCTCGGGACGATTTAACAAGAAGGCATGTCGAGGATGGTTCCCGGGGCCTGAAAATAAAAAAGCCAGCGACAGGCTGGCAATGTGAGGGTAAGGCAATGTCGGCTCTCTGGCCGAAGGGTCCCAGGTAGTGGGTTTGGGTGTGGTGACCGGTGCTGCTATCCGGCATTCATGGCTATCGCTTTACGACGCCATCAGGACATTCACCACAACGGGGATCGCTTTGCCGCGCCAGGGAAATGTACCTGGTCTCACCGGGATGCCGTCACATACTCAAAGCGATTTCCGTTGTGCAGAAATGAAAAACCCCGGCAATAGTCGGGGCTTGGGTTATTCAATTTTAGTTTCCAAATGGATTTACTTTTAAACCCAACGCTTCCTGCTGACGCCAATGGAGCCACTCAGGTTCGCCCACCTCAGCCTCTTCGGCTGTGCTATACGTCCTTAAATAGGAATACTCATTCATTGCGATACTTACGCCAGTATCAGGAAAAAGACCATGGCGGTAGATAATTCCATCACGACTAAAACTTGAGATGCGGATGTCCCGCACAACGGTTTTTATCCCATCATTTGAATTATGGCGAGCTTTAATAAAACGTTTTGTTTCTGAGTTGTGCATAGTTTCACCTTAATATAGACGAACCGCACATCCTGCGCGCATCACCCGATGAGTGACGCCTAATTATAACCTTTCCAATTACCCTCATAAAACAAAAAGCCACCGGCAATAACCAGTGGCTTTGAATTTGGTTGGTGGCTTCATCTCAAGGCGTCTTTCGACCCGATGTGCGATGTTTACTTGCTTCCTCACCACCACAACGAAGGCATTAACCCATCGTTAGAATCGAGATTAACCAAAAATCGCCACTTTGTAAATAGATTTCCTACAGAAAGTTAATCCTGTAGGAAATATTTCTCATTGCGTAACTTTTTTGAGCATGCTGTTGGCATATTCCTCCTGCTTGAGGCACTCGCCAACCAGGCTTTCGAAGAAGTCTTTGTAGGATCGGCGCCATGTCGTCTCCGGTATTTCGATAACGTTTTCACTAATGAATTTGCGGACGCTTTCTGGAAGCAGACGCGAATAACCACGACCATTGCAGCGTGAACATGTTTTGTGGGCCGGTACGCCACCTTGCTGACGTGTCTTCTCTTCGTCCAGTACGACACCCTTCCCATTGCAGCGGCATGCGTTGCTGACCACGCCCTTCCCTTTGCATTTTTGGCAAAGAACATTCACCGTCTCCCGCTTCTCTTTCAGGTGCGGTCTTCCAATGTGCTTCATGGTCATGACCTCTACTTCAACGAAGCGATCACCATTGCAGCAGTCGCACGTGCGGGTGCTGGCAGCGCTGCGGGAGTAGTCCTCGAAGGCAAAGGTTGCGAGCAGTTGCATGACCTTCGGCTTAACATCAGATTCAAGTTTGCGTAGGGCGGCCACCTTGTCGCAGTTCTTCAGCGCGTACTGAGTAAGCAGATCAACCGCCTTATCACGGTCAAGGGAACTTATACCCATTTTCCCCAGGAAAGCGCTGTATCCCATCGATGCTCGTTCCTGAGTCATCCCCATGGCTGCCATTACGTCCGTACCAGTCAGAGAGTCAGACGCAGTAGCGCGAGGAGAATCACTGATCATGGTTGATTTTGCGAAGTGGAACTTCAGCGTGTTCTCAAGGTTCATTATGCGGCTTCCTTCTGTGGCTTGTTGGTCTGAGTCTGGCTGTGCTTTGCTACTGGCGGCAGGTTGGCGCGCTTAACGCTTTCGGCCTGGTATCTGGCTATCTGCTCTCTGGTCATGATGGCCTCCGATTCCACGCACGAATCGCATCTCGTTTTGTTGGATATGTGTCTGTTATTGGCTTAATCAGGCACTGCTTGGTAGCGCATCCGGCATAAACATCATCGCCATCGGCGACCAGTTCTGCCTCACCACCACAGAATGGGCAGTTAAGCAGTGAAGCCCAATGCGGAAGCTTGAGGTCGTAAATCATGCTGACTCCCGCTGTTTAAGTGCTTTGAGCTTGGCGCGGTACTCATCGCGGATCCGGATGAAGTCTTCCCGGCGGTAGTTGGTCATTTCGTGGGGGCCATTGAGCCAGTCGACGTAATCCTGCCCGTAACGAGCGACCAGGCCAGCTTCGTATTGCTGCGCGACCGTCGCCTCTTTGGCGGTGTACTTTCCGGCTCCGGCATTACACGACTTGCACTGCTTATGGGCGTTGCGCTCTTCAAAGCGCAGTTCAGGGTTAGCACCGACTGTTTTGAAGTGGCCGCAGTCCCACTGGCCGCCATGCAGATCGGGAGGATTAGTCTCACCACAGCTGATGCATGGCAAATCGGCATCGCGCGCACGGATGAAGGCGTTGAAAGCTTGCTGAGCCTGGGCTTTGTAGTAACCGTTAGGCCTGAGTTCTGCCAATCGCGCTTTACGGCGCTGGCGACCTGCCTTCTCTTCGGTGCGCTGACGCTGCGCTTCCTTCTGCTTAGCAGCTTCACGGGCTTTTGCGGTCTGTTCTTTTCCGATCGCGCTGGCGCATTCGAATGAGCAAACCACCTGCCCGTCGCGGACCGGGTGGAACCACTGGCGACAGGCTTTATGGGCGCACTTGCGGCGCGGTAACTTAGCCATGCGCTCTCCTCGCCGCGAGACGCAGCCATTTCTGATCCACCAGGCGGGCGGTGTAGCCTTTCAAGGTCGGGATGTCGGACGGCTTAACCACGGCCTTGCGCTGGCGGCGCGCCGGAACGCGGAAGATTTCGTTGGTGATGACGCGAGCGAGAGGGTTACCCACGTGAAGCCCTCCACTCTTGCGCCCAGGTAATGCGCTTACTGGAGGCTTCGGAGAAATTCACGCCGCGGTCGGTACCGAACCAGTAAATCGCCTCGATCACGTCGACCATGTAGCGTTTGCTGGATTTGGATGTGCGGACGCCGAAATAAACGCGGCCGCCGTTGATGCCCGGCGCGGATTTCTGTTCCTGGTCCTGAGTCTGGTTTACCAGAACGGTGATTAGGTCCTTCCATTCTTCGCGGGTAAGCTTTTCGCCGTGCCAGACAACTTGGTCAGACAGGTCTTTCAACAACGGCCACATCAGACGGTTTTGCTTGTCAGTGCGCGTCTCTTCCCGGGCTTCAACGACCATCGGCGCGCGAGGGTTTACTGGAAGGGAGCGGATGTACGCGATGAGGTTGTCTTTAACGGTGTCGTTGACGATGCAGTAGTGCTGCTTCATACGCCACCTCCGAGAGGTAACGCAGAATGCAGAAAATCGCAGGTGCATTTCTGCATCTGTGACAAGATGAGGAGTTCAGATTGTGGTCGCATTTAAGTCCCCTTAAATGCGCAGAAGTCACCGGAGTTGTTCAGGCTCCGATGACATGATTATGGCGGGTTGATTTCAGAAAATCAAAGTTAACTTATGCCAAAATTCACATCTGTAAAACCCAGAAAATGAGCGTTAGGGTTCCACAACTGAATGACCTCAAGGCTCTCGGGGATTGAGCCTTTATTTTTAAAAGCTCCGTCTGGAGGGGAGCCGTGCTTGAACGTGGCTACGATGTGCTGGTTGAGTAAATCTAAAAAATATGTTCCAGCCTCTTCCCTGCTAATGCCATCGCTCTCTTTGATCCGTGCGACCATGTTTCTCGCGGTATCGATAGCGAACATAATGTTTGCAAACTCAGAGAAAGACCATTCTGAGCTTGTTTTCCCACTGCATGATGAATTTGCCCTTTCTGCTTGATAACTAAGCAGGTCTTGGATATTTCTTCGCCTTGACTCGATTAGCGAAGCCTTTTGATAGACTAGCCCTCTCCATGTTATGAAAAGGCTCACGGAAGCTGCGATAGCTGATGCCACACCGGCTACGGCGCTCCATACCTCGGAAGTCATGCTACTTTACCTCTTCATTCTTGATGTAACGGGGGTCGTTTGCCTTAGGAAGGCTGATACTCAACTCTCGATAATGGCGTAAACGCTCAAGAAAGTAATCGCGCAAATGCTCGGGTTGCTCGCGCATAACCACTTCGGCGATCACCGGCATGTTCAGGCGCTCTTTGTACGCCACTCCGGAGGCCGCCAGGTCAACGTTGACCTTATCGCGTTCTTCCTGCGGCTTTGCTGCAATGTTCCAGTCAGACATTAGTCAGCAGTCCTCCCTCTCTTCTTTCTGGTCTCATAAGGAGATCTAAAACCATCAACAGATTCAACCTCTCCAGCATCAAACCGTTTCGCATTTGCAATTTGTGATTTCCTCCAGAACTTTTTATGTCTTTTCATTGAAGCTTTATATTTTTCTGCTGGAGTCATTTCTTCGTTAGACATAAAACCCCCTCGGTTATTTGAGGGGATTATAGATCACTTCTGCTGCGGTGATGCTGCTATCATCCGGCGATACACATCGTAAGTTCCGAATTGTTCATCACCAGCCTCAAGCATTTCATGGGTGGGTTCTTCTGGCACCATCACCCAACCATCCGGAATCACCGGAGAGTTGCCAGTCTTCATATATCCGCTGTGCGCGTCAGCGTCATAATCCAATATGCTTGGTCGCTCACTTTTCTCACCAATGAGGTAACGGACGCGATCGGCGGCATAGAGTACGCGGCCTGGGTATTCAGAACGGTCAATGGTGAACCCATTCATGCAGCGGCCTTCGCCTTTGCGATGCAGAATTGCTGTCCAGTTAGCCTTACCATTGCTCTCAGGCATTGCACCGTACCAGACTGTTAACTCAGGCTTGCCATCGGCACCCTGAAGCATGGCGGCCTGATAGCGCTCAAGTTTGACATATTCCTGCACAGACCATCCCATTACTCTACAGTCCGATGCCTCAGCAGCATCCTTTGTGAAAGTTGTCGACCTGCCGCCAGGTACGGTTACCTCGTAGAGGTCTGCTACCGGCTTAAACTGCGTGGCTGTTATGGTACCCTCATTGGCGAGGGCACCATCCGCTTCGAGCGATGCCAGCGCAATCTTCATCGCAGCAAGCGCATTGGCCGCGTCTTCGTTTACTGCGCCTGGCGTCGCATCGCGCTCTTCTTCAAGCTCAGCGATAGTCTTTTGCAGCCATTCTTTGGTGACGTTGCTCATTGGGCGGCCTCCTGGGCTCCAAGTTTTTCCCATATTTTAAGGCTGTTATCCGGCATCAGCGCTTCACGCACGCATGGCTTGTAGTAGTGATGGAAAGCGAACGTCAGCCCGAGCTTAGTTGCACTCTGGTTCTTCGAGCTCAGCAAGCCAAGCCCCATGCAGATAGTTGTTGCAGTCCAGCCAGAGTGAAACCCGGTAGCACGTTTCATTACGGTTTCAGCCAGGATGGTGCGGAAATCAGTGCGGCCGAAATTCGTGTTTTCGAATGCTGCATTAATCACCTCATCAGTAAGGTGCGCGTCGATAGAGTTGCTCATTGGGCGGCTCCTTCTGCTTTCTTTTCATCAACGCTCCAGGCTGTAGCCAGCGCGCCAGTAACCTGCATAAACGAGTGCTTTACTTTCACCGAGAAGGTTTCTCCTGTTGCCGATACCGTTTCGATGATGGTCAGCTCGCCGCCGCTTTCGAAATCAGGGTAGAACTGCGTTACTAAATTACTTTCGACAATCACCGATCCGTCCGGCGTGTGCATTTTCAGTTTCATACCCCTACCCTCCCCCAAACCATCAATACCCTTCTCATCGCCGGACTGTTGCGGCACTCCTGGCAGATAACGTTCGTCTCTGTGCGCTGAACCAGCTTCGAATTACCCTTCGGCATGGCCGGTATGGTTTCCGGTGCGTATTTCATGCCGTAGCTGGTCAGCCGATAAAGCCGCTGGCCGTGCTTGCCTTCGAACTCGATCAGGCCGTCTGCAAACAACGCACTTAACGGGCCGGAAATCTTTTTGGTAGTCATGCCGATCATGGTGGCAATGCGAGCACTATTCAGGCCCGGGTTATTACGCAGGGCTGCAAGAATCTGCCCACGGATTGTTATGGTCATCAGAATCCACCTCGCTGTGCAGGTTTCGCTTCTTTCTCGCGACGGCGCTGACTGGCAGCTTCCTGGTCGCAGTCATAAATCGCGCCGTGGCGCTGCTGGCAGTAAACGACACCGGTTTCGCCATGACGATTAAGGCGCAGCAGCAGCTCTGTTTCGCTCTGGTTGGCGGTTTCGTCGTAGGCACCTTCGCGGTAGATGGCCAGCCAGTAATCGCAATCCTGTTCGATCTGCCCGGTATCGCGGGAATCGCTCGGCAGCGGGCGTTTGTTGGTGCGCTTCTCCAGATCGCGGTTAAGCTGGGTCAGCAGCACGACAACGCAGTCCAGCTCCTTGGCGAGCATCTTCAGGCCCTTGGTTATCAGCCCGTAGGCCAGGTCGTTACGCTCAGCTTTATCGGCGGTCATCAGCGTCAGGTAGTCGACCAGCACCATGCCAACCTTGCCGCGTTCGCGCTTAATCCGGCGAGCTTCAGCGACGATGTGAGAGAGGCCAATGCCTGGTGTGTCGTCGATCATCAGGTTATTGGTATCAATCAGAGCACTCATTACCCCTGTCGCTTTTTGCAGATCAGCGTCCCAGTCGCCGCGGTAACCGAAATCTTCTTTGGTCATGTCCGGGTAGAACAGGTTTGGCGTCAGACGGCTCTGCTGGGCTGTGATCTTCTCGACCATCTGCCCTTCTGGCATTTCCAGCGAAAACATCAATGCTGGCTCGTTCTCCACGGTGGCGCAGTTGACGGCCATTTGCGTGTACAGCGTGGTTTTCCCCATCTTTGGGCGCGCGCCGATGATGAAAAGACTGCCTCGCACGATGCGCTTAACGCCCAGCAAATCGTCAAGGGATGGCAGCCCGGAAGACAGCCCACGACTACGACCGTTCGGCTTGCAGCGTTCGTCGAATTCTTCAGTCCAGTCAGCTACCGCGTCATGGAATGAACGGAGACCTGTCTTTTTGCCGGTTCGCGCGTAGTCGCTGATCTCCGTGAACAGGCTCTGAATGGCTTCGAACTTGTCAGCGGTAGACATCCCGTTGCGCGCATACAGCAGTTCGGTTGCCTTGGTGGTCATGTCGATGCCGTAGCGCTCCATGGCCTTCTCGCGAACCACCATGGCGTAGTGAACGATATTCGCTGCGCTTGGCGTGTTCTTCGACAGCTCGGCCATGTAGGCAAAACCGCCAGCCGTCTCGGCCAGGTCTTTGGCTTCCAGTGATTCAGCAAGAGTGATCAGGTCAACCGGTTGCTGTTTAGCAACGAGCTCGCGCATCTCAGCGAAAATTACCTGGTGAGATCGCAGATAGAACGACTCTGGCTTCAGCATTGCCATAGCTTTCTGGCAGCGGTCACTTCCGGTATCCAACATGATGCCACCCAGCACGCTCTGCTCTGCTTCGACGTTGTGAGGTACGGTCAGGATTTCAGAGGTCATCACAGGCCCCCTCGCGCGTTTTTGCGTAGACATCCACGCTCAGGAAGTATTCGAGAGCCTTGCGTCGCCACGTGCGACCGGTGCGCTGGTCTGGTCGGTTCTCCAGCATCCAGCGGCAGTTGGTAGCGATGTAGCTCAGATAGGATTCCCAGTCACTCAGGGTGAATTTATGGCCATCCAGCTGCTGAGTTACTTTCCCGGCCTTCTGCCAGAACGAGCGAATCAGAGCCCGGCGTTTGTCAGTCAGGATTCTGATGCTCTGTGCTTCCGGCAGTACGCGATGGTAAACCTCGACCACCTGCTCGCAGCTGAGAGACGGCTTTTTCTGCTCTGGTTTTTCTGCTGCTGATGCACTCTCTCTTACGTTAGTAAGAGAGTTATTTAATATATTGTTATCTGTGGACACTGGCTGGACATCGGCTGGACACTCAACCTCCACAGGCATTGGTACTACTGCGTTTGCGCTGGACACTGGCTGGACATCGGTTGGACAAAAATTTGACTGATATTCGTCGTATTTGACTACTTTTAGAACAGTAAAACGGTTGTTCGATTTGGTGGTGATCATGCCCAGGTTCTGGAATTTACGGAGCAGTGATTTAACGCGATCAGCGGTCAAACCTGTTTCCATTGCCAGAGTATTTCGCCCAGTGATGAACTCTCCGCGCTCGCAGATCACATCGCCAACATCAGTAGATACCAGTGTCTGTTCGTGATTAGCACGCAGGAGCAGGTGAACCCATAAATGAGCCGCCTCAGCGTCCTTATAGAACGGCACATCCATAATTTTACGGTGCAGCAAGGCAAACCCCTTACCGTCATTCGTGCGCGGTTTCTGGAGCCTTCTGGCCTCTCTGGCTTCGGCTAAATTGGATACGTTACCCACGGCCACTCTCCTTACGTTTCAGTTCTTCCAAGATGGCGCGCATCTTCTCTGCCACAATTGGGTTAACCGAGCGGATGAAGCGGTCGCGGGTTATGTTTTTATGTACAGCGGTATGGTAATAGCGTGGATTTTTTGCCATTATTCCTCCTGCAATGAGTGCACACGATTTGCATCTGAAGGCCAGTTCTGTTGACGCAGACTGGCTTTCGCCGTTTTTGATACTTCCCATCACATAACCCCCAACATCGACGTGACCATCGCCATCAGCGGCCCTACCTGCTCCGGCATGAGGCGGAACAGCGACGCTATACCCTCGCTTACCTCTTTCAGCTTCTGATGCTCTGGGGCGTCCAAAAGCACGGCCTGTTTAGCTTCGGCACACTCTTTCATCGCAGAGGCGATCAGCGACATCGTGTCGTTCTGCGGTGCCAGGCGGTTGCGAAATTCCAGCGGCAATACGGACATGATTGCCGGTGCCAGCTGGCGAATGTTGTTGGCAGCATATTCGGTGTCGCCGTCGATCCAGCGGAACACCTTCTGCATCTGGCGGTGAGAGTCGGTCGGGATATCCAGACCGGTGCCGCCGGTTGCCCGCCACTCTTCAACAATCAGCGCTGCGACAAATTCACGGCTGCGGCAATCAGCAGCCCAGGCGCGAACAGCTGCGCGGATCCCATCGATGTTTAACACCGTGGAATCAGGCTCCCGGCGATTCTGGTAAATCATCGCCGTTGGCGAAAATTTGTTACCTTGTTGATACGCAAGTGAATGCATTACTTTCCCTTTCGTGGTTAGGGCCGCCCTTAGGCGGCAAAGATACCTGGATATAGAACTTCGCGAGGAAGTCCCGTTACTTCTTCGTACTTACGCATTTTTGTTACTGGAAGGCTGCCACCTCGCTTTTTAAGCATATTGATGGCCTGAGGCGTTACGCCGACCTTTTCAGCAAGCACCTTTTGAGAGCCGCCCACTGCATTAATGGCTTTCTCAAGCGGGGTGCTGGAGTTGGATTTTTTGTTGATCATGTTTTGCTCCGCTCATGTGTAATCAACACCATGTTAATTCATGATGTGGATTAAATCAACATTATGGTGATGGAAAAAATCCACATGTTGTTTACCATGCATGGAGCGGAGGGTTTTATGAGTAGCATTTCTGAAAGAATTAAATTTTTACTGGCAAGGGAAGGCTTGAAGCAGCGGGATTTGGCTGAGGCTTTGTCGACTAGCCCACAGACCGTTAACAACTGGATAAAAAGAGACGCGTTAAGTCGTGAGGCGGCGCAACAAATATCTGAAAAATTCGGTTATTCTCTTGACTGGTTATTAAATGGAGAGGGTTCTCCAAAGAAGGATCTGGAGAGCAACATCCCGCCGGAGTCTGAGTGGGGAGTTGTTGATGCATGGGATAAAGACACCCCGCTTCCTGTTGATGAGGTTGAAGTGCCATTTCTTAAGGATATTGAATTTGCGTGTGGTGATGGTCGAGTTCAGTGCGAAGACCACAATGGATTTAAGCTGAGATTCTCTAAGGCAACGCTCAGAAGGGTGGGTGCAAATAGTGATGGTTCTGGAGTGCTTTGCTTTCCCGCTTCTGGTGACAGCATGGAGCCCGTTATTCCTGACGGCGCAACGGTAGCAGTAGATACAGGCAACAAGCGGATTATTGACGGCGAACTCTATGCTATTAACCAGGGCGATTTAAAGCGCATAAAGCAGCTTTATCGAAAGCCTGGTGGGAAGCTATTAATAAGAAGCATCAATCGCGATTATGACGATGAAGAGGCTGAAGAGTCCGATGTGGAGATAATCGGGTTTGTATTTTGGTATTCTGTTTTGCGATACAGAAGATAACAAAAAACAATCATATTTCACTCAACTACATGTGATGTTAAGATGTTTCTGATTGCAATCAATGGAAATGAAACATGAAAAAAATAGCTCTTGCAGTGATTATTGCCACAGGCCTTGTTGGGTGCGCCTCTTCTGGAAATCAGCAACTGAAAAACGAAACAGAAACCAGTGTTCAGACAAAAATTCAGGAAGGAAAAACCACCAAAGCAGAAGTTAAATCCTACTTTGGATCACCTGATGCAGTGTCATACACTGATGGCGGCAATGAGATTTGGAAGTATGCCTTCGCCAAAGTTAAAGTTAACGGCACTACTTTCATACCGTTCTATGGGCTTTTCCATAACGGAACGAATGGCACTAAGAAAGAGCTGACCATTCTCTTCAAAGATGACAAGGTCCAGAAATACACCATGGCCGAATCAGCGATTAATACAAAATCAGGATGGGCTGATTAACAACCATCACTTTCAACGCCCGGCCTTAAGGCCGGGTGTCTTCACTTTAACGCTCTCCTGCCACTCCTTACGATCTCCGCAGCATCTCTGTTAATACCTTTCCCGATCACATTACCGGTCTCCTTTCGGTACTGCTCCAGCTTGTCGATGATGGCTTGCTGAGTCACAGGCAGATCCGCCAGCGATAACTCCATCACCGCGCGCCCGGCGGCATGAGCCATCATATTTACCCTTTCTTCATCCAAGTCCATTACCCAATCCCTTTTTGATGTTTTTTGCAGCATATCACTTATGCCACCAAAAAATAAATCAACATAAAAATCAACAATAAACGATTAAATCAACAAAATAAATCCACAATCTGTTGACCTATAAATCCACATGATGTTTAATTACCCCATCGAAACGAAACATCGACAGCTGAGCGAAGTTAGCCAGCGGCGAAGTGGAGATTCGGTCAGTCGAACGGCGCGACAGTAAACCATGCGTCGGACCATAGGCGGGCTCAGGAAGAGCGGCAATTATGGCAAAGCGATTTACCAGCAGCTCTTTGCGAGGGGCTGACGGTAAACAATCAGAGGGGTGTATATGTCAGATAAAAAAATGGCGCCACTACTGCTCAATGTAGACGCCAGCGAGGTGCTTACCCAGACCGGGGAGCTTTTAAAGTTACTTGAACTTCCAGCCAGTTCCTTTCAGGGAATTCCTGAGCATGTCGTCGAGCTGTTTTTTGACCGTGTCCGTGGCCTGATTGACAACATCGTCCTTAGTGATTTCGCGACCACAGTCAGCACAACTGACGCCGGTGAAATTTGTCTCAAAGTCAAAATCATCGGGCTGGTTGAACATCTCACTTCCGCAGTCAGGGCACACGGTCCGCATGGTTTGCATGAATATATCCTTTCTACTGTTGGGGAGATTAAAGAGTAAGCGATTTCTTGCTGTTGGGGAATAGCGGGAAAGCGCGCGCCGGGCGCGGATAAATACCCCGGCACTAACTGGAATGTTTTGGGATTGGATGAATGCGCAGGCTGATGCGCGACGTGGAAGCGAGCGGATGAACTGTCTGAAGGCCGCTAACGTAGGCAATGCCGGAGATCAGTGCCGGCCATCCAATCGCCAAAGCATTTCGATTCATCAACCAACGCAACAAAGGAGCTTCTATGCGACGGCAAAGCTATATCGCTCACAAATAATCGGTACCACAAATGCTTTCGGAAACCCCGGCGTTGTCGGGGTTTTTGGTGAGTGCTTTGGGCTGGCAGACGGTTATCAGCTAGTTGGTGAGGTAATGGCTCACCAAGGCGACGACGGCCTTCCCTGCTGCTTGAAAGTGGGGAGCCAGCACCAAAGCATTTCTCCCGCATCAGCGGGTAACGACAGAGGGTAAGGGTATGGAGATTGTTGTAAGGGTAACAGTTGCTGAGCTTGAAGAGTCGAATTTGTCGACTGGCGAATTGCACAGCGCAATCCTTGAGGATTTAGACTCCGCGCGGGACTACCCAGGATTCAACGTGAAAATTGAAATTGTTAGTCAGCAAGAATAACCCGCTCCGGCGGGTTTTTTATCGGCCATACATAGGCAGATTTTCGAGTCTGCCCATTTATGACAACCGGCGGCCATCCACCGCTCATTGAAACACTGAATAAATGCGTTGAAGTCTTGTATTAACCGTTCGGCGGCGCGGCCTTAAGCGCGGAGATGATTATGACTCTTATCGAATTGACCAAAAAGAAAATGGCAATTGAAGCCGAACTGGCTCAGTTGAAGGCGAAGTTTGTTGATGACACCTCACGCATCGGTAAAGAGCTGATTGCCGTGTCTGAAGGTATCAACCAGGCCAATAAAGGCCTAACGGTTGAGATGGTTAGGCATGGTATGACGATCATTAACTTCGGTGACCCGAAACAAAGCATGGAGCGGCGCGGGTGTGTTGAAGACGCGATTAACGACATTGCGTCGGGGTTCACCCGTCTGAGCGAGCGTTATTTTGGCACAAAAAACTACGCCCATTGGAGCGATCAGCGTGAAGACCATCGCTATGGATATGGCCCTAAACACGGCTCTATCTGCTTCAAGATCGGCTTAACTGGCACCGCACTTAATAAGCTGGCAAACGGCGGGTTGAGTGATTACGACGCTGAATGCGCTATCTACTGCCTGATGAACATTGACGCCATCAATGCGGCAAACGCCAAAGCCCGGGAGGCATCATGACAGTCACCCACAACGGCAAGCAGTACACCGCCAAAAAGCTCAACGATAACGAGTGGCAGCTGACGTCGGTATCAAGCCCGCGTGAAAAGATGACACTGAACCGCTGGCAGATGCACGTTGCTGGCTTACTGGCTCAGGTGGAGGGGAAAAAATGATGCACCACTACGGCACTACCCCGCTCATTCGTCAGTGCGTCACGCCCGGCATGATGGCAATGCATGAAGGCCGCACATATCGCGTCTCAGCAGTCATTCAGGAGCGCAAATGGGTGTACCTGCACACCGATGCAGAAATTATCCGCCTCAGTGACTGCGTGATTGACGTCCTTCTGGACGGTCACGGCAACCCTATCCAGCACTAATCACCTATTCAACCGATCGGCCAGGCTTTCTGCGGGCGGCATCTGCACATCCAAATTTCAGGAGTTAATCCATGAATATCACATGCGAGTGCGTTGATATGCGCATGTCCGTCGGGCCACACAACACCATCAAAGTTGAGATGGAAGGCGTTGTCCTGGCCGGCACAGTTAAAACCCGTGACGTACTACCCCAGCTCGATGGCGCAGAAGTCATCGAGTGGCTGGCTGAGCAGGGGTACGTCATCACTCATCAGGAGCGTGCAGCATGACGGCGGCAGAACGGTGGGATGAAGAATCATTCCTGCGCCTTATGCGTGACGTATTGCAGGATAAGCCTGAGGGGAACGACGAGCCAGTGAATCTGGCAGCCGAGCGGCAAAACCCAGTTATTAGTTGGGATGAATTTGCCGGTAATTTTAATTAAGAGAGATTGCTATGAAATTCGAAAAAGCCACGAGGAAGAAAGCCAAGCTACGGCTGGCACTTACCGGGCCAAGCGGTTCTGGAAAAACTTACAGCGCATTACTGGTTGCTAAAGGGATTGGCGGAAAAGTTGCTTTCATCGACACCGAAAAGGGCAGTGCCTCGCTTTATTCCGATATCGCTGACTTTGATGTGCTTGAACTGGATCCCCCCTTTTCTCCTGAACGTTTTATTGAGGCCATTAAGTCAGCCGAAGATGCAGGGTACGAAACACTGATCCTCGATAGCATCACCCATGAATGGGGCGGTGTAGGCGGCTGTCTTGAACTGGTCGACACGATCGCCAAGGCAAAATATCGCGGCAATAGCTGGTCAGCATGGAGCGAGATTAACCCGCGACATCGCCTGTTCCTCGACGCAATTTTGCGTTCGCCTATGCATATCATCGCAACCATGCGCAGCAAGACTGAAACGGCACAGGTTGAAGAGAACGGCCGCAAGAAGGTCGCCAAGCTTGGCATGAAGTCTGAGCAACGTGACGGCGTCGAATATGAATTCACCACCGTGCTGGATATCGCCCACGAAACGCACCATGCGATCGCCAGTAAAGACCGTACAAAGCTGTTCTCCAATTCAGACCCAGTAATAATCACCGAATCGACCGGCAAGATGCTTCTGGATTGGCTGGAATCCGGAGTTAATCCAAGCGAAGAAATCTTGGCTGGGTTCACTACCGCGATAGGCACCGCAGACCTTGAGGCGCTGGAAAAATACTGGAAAAGCGCAGATCGGCGCCTGTTAGGCCATCCTGAGCACGGCAAAGCGAAAGAATTATACGAAATAAGAAAATCAGAACTGGAGAAAACGGCATGAGCAGTAGAGGCGTTAACAAGGTAATTATCGTTGGAAGATTAGGGCAAGATCCGGAGGTGCGATATGCACCTTCTGGGGCTGCATTCGCCAACCTCTCAGTTGCCACTTCGGAGCAGTGGCGCGACAAGCAGACCGGTGAGCAGAAAGAGCTTACGGAATGGCACCGCGTCGTGCTTAGCGGGAAACTAGCCGAGGTTGCTGGTGAGTACCTCCGCAAGGGTTCTGAGGTCTACCTGGAAGGTAAACTGCGCACTCGAAAATGGACAGATCAGTCCGGCAGCGAGAAGTACACCACTGAGGTTTTGGTTGGTGTTGGCGGCACAATGCAGATGTTAGGTAGCCGCCATGGCGGTGCCGCACCAGCAGGTGGCGGCCAGCAGCAGGGCGGTTGGGGTCAGCCTCAGCAACCACAGGGCGGCAACCAATTCAGCGGCGGCGCGCAGTCTCGCCATCAGCAGCAGCCCGCTCCGGCACCGACTAACGAACCGCCAATGGACTTCGACGACGACATACCCTTTTGAACCATCTCCCGGTCAGGAGAAACCAATGAACAAATTTACCCCCGAGTATCGAAAATATCTTCTCCGGCCAATCCCTGACCGGAAGCTTTCACCCTCTGAGCGAGCAGATCGCAAAGAGCTTTACCAAATCATTCAGCAAGAAAGAGCCAACGACGATTCCCCCCCTGCCCCATCCAACTACACGCCAGCCGACCCATATCTCAACGACAATCGCAAAGGCCTCGGCGGCGCTTCAAGGAGTGACTAATGACTCACGCTCACGACGACATCAGGGTTGGCACACTATGCCTTCCCTTCATTGGTAATGGCTGGCTAATGCCATGGGGTGAAGTAGTCAGCAATCCATTAAAGGCGCAGCGGCTCGCTGAGGAATATCGGGAAAGGCAGGAGGCGGCATGACTGATTACACCGGCAGCAACACGCCAGCGGATCAGCGCGACCTCTGGCGCACTCCACCAGCCCTTTTCGCTTCCCTTGATGCTGAGTTTCGCTTTCAACTGGATGCCGCCGCGGCGCCGCATAACGCGCTATGCCGGAAGTTCATCACCGCCGAGCAGAACACGCTGGAAACGCCGTGGGCTGATTACCTGAGCATACCAGGCTACGTCTGGCTTAACCCACCTTACAGCGACATCACGCCGTTCGTGAAGAAGGCCGCCGCAGAGAGCGCCAATCAGATCGGCACGGTCATGCTGGTACCGGCAGACACTTCGGTTGGCTGGTTTAAGGAGGCTATCCAGACCGCCAGCGAGGTTCGCTTAATCACCGCCGGACGGCTCGCATTTATCAACCCGGTCACCGGTAAGCCTGTCAGCGGAAACAACAAGGGCTCAATGCTCATCATCTGGCGACCGTACCCGCGTACACACTGCCACTTCGCAACTGTGGACCGGGACGAGCTTATGGCTTTCGGAGCGAAACTTCTCGCCCGTCGGGAGGCCGCATGACGCCAGAAACAGACAACGCTATCCGCGCCGCCTGCCGCCGATGCACCGAGGAAATCCAGCAGGCCATGCGCAAGAAGCCAAAGCCAAACTGGAACGAAACGGTGCCTCCCATCATCAACAAGCATCACAAGAAAATTGAAGCTCTGGGAGTTAGCCTCCTGGAGTTCGTCGTATATACAGGCAGGCTTAATCGCCGCTTCGGAGTGGAATCGTGAAAGTTTATATTGCCGGGCCCATGAGCGGCCTACCTAATTTTAACCGCGCCGCTTTTAACCATGCGCATTTTCATCTCTGGTCGAAAGGCCATATTGTTCTGAATCCCGCCCGTCTACCAGATGGATTAACCCAGGCCGAGTACATGGACATCTGTCTGTCTATGCTTCGCTGTGCTGATGCTATCTACATGCTTGAAGGCTGGGAGCACTCCGCTGGTGCCCGAGCGGAGAATGCGTTGGCCGAGAAGCTTGAAATGGAAATTATCTCCCAGGAAGAGGATCGCGCCGCATGAACAGAGCCGCACCCGTTGATTTAAGGAAATGCCTTGAGGCCGCACATAGCCTCGCACACATCGGGATTCGCTTCGTGCCGATCCCGGTGGCGACCGAGGAAGAATTCCAGACGCTGTCCGGCGAGCTATCGCGACGGCTTGAGCAGATGGCAGTCGAAGCAGAGAAGAATGAAGGCGGTGCAGCATGACCAAATACGCGAAGCTTGATAGCGAAGTGTTAAGCGCTATCGGCGCTCAGCCAACCTCGTTTTCGAAGATATTTAGCCCTTCCGTCAGACAGGAGTGCCTCGTCATTGCTGAAGCAGAAGGAAAGCACCCGATGGACGTATTCCGCATCCTTGACCGCCGACTTCAGTCGCTCAGGAAGCTTGGTGTCATCCAGCACGTCAAAGGCAAGGGGTGGATACAGCCATGACATCCCAAATCACAAGGTCGCTAAAGCGGCCTTTTTTATTGCTGGCGTTCACCTTCAACCGAATTAACCGACAGTTCCGGGAGCATTGACCATGAGCGATAAATGTACGTTGGATGGAAATCTAATTAATCGCTGCGACATGCTGGCTAAGGCACTCGAGTATGGAAACCCATCATATCGTTCGAAAGGCGCGTTTATCCCTGAAAGATTGAATTTCAACACTGGCAAGCCGGCGATCGATATTGCACAACTACACTCCGGCGAGTATGTCGGACGTGGAATCGCTATGAACTTCTGCCCCTTCTGCGGGGAGAACCTTAAGACATGGGAGCAGTGATTATGGCAGACATCATCGATACAGCAGCAGAGATTGAAGAGCTTCAGCGTAACGCTGCCCTTTCCGCCCACCGGCTCAACCGCAACTCCGTATCAGCTGAGCGTTGTGAAGAATGCGACGAACCAATTCCCGAGCCGCGGCGCGCTGCCGTTCCCGGCTGCCAAACATGCGCGAGTTGTCAGGAAGAGATCGAGTTGAGGAATAAGCAGAGAGGTGCGTGATGTTTGCACTCATTCAACGGGGTCAGATTTACGCTGACCAGCACGGTTGGCCCGTCATCATCCACAGCAGCACATCACAGATAATCCGCTACTGGCGACAGGGCCGGATCAACACCGCTTCAATCGACCGATTCAACAATGATTTTGAGCACCTCGATCACCGTGAGGCGGCGCAGATACGCGCCGAACTCGAGGCGACAGAGCACATTAAAAAATTAAGGAGCATGAGACGTGATCGGAATACTCAAGCCGGTACCGGAATCGCAATGGCCGGCACGATGCCACGACCCCAAGCGGAGCAACGTGTGGGCTAACTCTTATCTTCTGGTTCAGGAGTTTCAGGAAGACGACGGCGTCATCCGCCTAACGGTGAACACCACCAGCATTGGCGGCTCGGGCCGGTGGAAGGATGGCATCAGCTGGGATGCGTTGCAGGAGATAAAGTCAGCCGTTGGCTATGGGGATCGGGATGCTGTGGAGATTTACCCGCGGGATTCTGATGTGGTGAACGTGGCGAACATGCGCCACCTGTGGATTACGCCGGAGCCGATTGCCTTTGCCTGGCGCAAATAATTTAACGCTGCGCGCCCAGCGTGCGGCATGAGGAGAAATGATGCCTAATCACGTAACAAATCGCCTGACAATCACAGGTGACGAGAAGTCTTTGTCCGAACTTTTTAATACCTGTTTCCGCAAACAAAAGCATGAGGTTCCTGATTTCTGGCACGAGAAAGCAAATGATGTAGAAGCTGACGAAAAAAGTCGCAAAGAGTGGTCTGAGCGCATCACTGATCGCGAAGCTCAAGAGCCCTTTGATGTGTTCGACTTCAACCGAATTATTCCAGCGCCTGCATTTATTTTCACTGGCGACGCTCTAACAGGTGGGAGTCGGGAAGAGTCAACCGGCCGTAATTGGTACGAATTTAATTCCAAGCGATGGGGTACGAAGTGGAACGCCTACGACATGTCTATTGTCGAGCACACCGACTCAAAACTGGTCATTAAATTCGATACAGCCTGGGCCATCCCCGAGCCAATTATCAATGAATTAGTCACTTGGTTCCCTGAGTTGATGTTCTTCCATGAGTTTTATGACGAAGGGGGATGGTTCTTTGGTGATCGAACATATCAGGCTGGTGCATTAGCAGTAGACCATTACATCAACGGTGACGATCGCAAAAATCATCACGAAATGGAAAAGCGCCTTTGCATTGAATTGAAAGGATGGGATCCAGATTCCGACGAAGAAGACGACTGACGCAACTTATAGCCAGTTATGAGCTGGCTATTGGGTGCGAAAGCACTGCCTCACATCCCTTGATGTTATTGCCGCCTACGGGCGGCTTCTTTTTGCCTGGAGAAAACCATGAGCGACATTATTCAGTTGGTACCGAATAAATGGGTCACAGAGGAACTTTTAACTGCGACAACCGGCATGTCAAAGCACATGATTCAGCATGCCCGCCGGTCTACCTGGATGGAGGGAAAGCATTATCGCCATGTTGCCCCTGATATGGCACCTAAGCAAAACAGCCCAATCATGTATAACCGCGATGAGATAAACCACTGGATCGAGCACCAAAGCCCAGCGAAACGCCGGAGAATATCTGCTTAAATGTCCTTTGGCACATCAAACGAGGAATGATTATGGCAGCATACCCAACAGGCGTAGAGGTTCATGGCGAATCGTTACGCATATGGTTCATATATCAGGGGAAGCGTGTCAGGGAAAATCTCGGCGTTCCTGACACGCCAAAAAACAGGAAAATGGCAGGCGAACTTCGGGCTTCAGTCTGCTTTGCGATAAAGACAGGCACATTCAATTATGCCTCGCAATTCCCTGATTCATCGAACGCAGAGAAATTCAGCACTGTCAGAAAGCAAATCTCACTACTTGAACTGAAATCGAAATGGCTTGGGCTTAAGGAGATGGAGCTTAGCCTCGGGACGTTGAGGCGTTACGATTGCCACCTCACAACCACTATCGAAACAATTGGTGAGCACAGGTATATCGGCAGCCTGAACACTGAAGATATCCTTAGTGCCAGGAAGGAGCTACTGAACGGCTGGCAGAAGACCAGACATGGCCTAAATCATCCACCCAAAAAGGGAAGAAGCGTTCCTACAGTCAATAGCTATATGGCATGCCTTGGCGGGATGCTGAGCTTTGCTTTCAAAAGTGGCTACCTGAAAACCAATCTGATGGCAGGTATTACCCCTCTCGCAAAAGAAAGACCCATTCCAGATCCTCTTACTTCTGATGAGTATCAGAGAGTGGTTGCGGCCTGCCCAACGCTACAGTTTCAGAATATGGTTATCTTTGCGGTAAATACAGGCGTCAGGCATGGCGAACTAAGCGCGTTATCCTGGGAGGATGTGGATACTGTCAACTGGACTGTTACAGTGTCACGGAACTATTCCCTGAAGGGAAACTTCACCCTGCCAAAAACCAACGCCGGGATTCGAACAATACAGCTGACCCAGCCAGCAATTGATGCACTCAAGGCGCAAATGCCACTGACCAGAATGATGGCATCCCACAAGGTAAGCGTCAGCCTACGGGAATACAAAAAAAAGAGAACCGATGAATGCACCTTTATATTCTCGCCGTCCATTACTTCAATGAACGGTAAGAAGACGATGTGCTACGTCCCCGGATCCATTAATTCAGCCTGGCGCACTGCCCTGCGTCGTGCAGGCGTCCGACAAAGACGGTCTTATGAAACCAGGAACACATATGCGTGCTGGGCACTGGTCGCCGGAGCGAACCCAAATTTCGTTGCGCACCAGATGGGCCATTCGTCAGCGCAAATGCTATTCACGGTTTACGGTAAATGGATGACCGAGAATAACCATGATCAGGTGGGCATTTTGAACGCATCATTTACTCAAAATGCCCCACTGATGCCCCATAGAAAAACCGCATAACCTTAACTATCTGATTTAACATATTAATATCACTTCAATCATGATTCATCTGGATGAGCAAGGTCGGCTCTTTTGCCTTTAGCTTCCTGCCGGTAATGTTCTGTATCGCCATTCCTCTGGGTCTGGCGCGCGAAAACAAAGGCGTGGCGGCGTTTGCGGGCTTCGTTGGCTATGCGGTCATGAACCTTGCGGTTAACTTCTGGCTGACTGCCAAAGGGATCCTGCCCACGACCGACGCGGCGGTACTGAAAGCCAATAACATTCAGAGCGTGATTGGTATTCAGTCCATCGATACCGGGATCCTTGGAGCCGTGATCGCGGGGGTAATTATCTGGATGCTGCACGAGCGCTTCCACAACATCCGCCTGCCCGATGCGCTGGCCTTCTTCGGCGGGACCCGCTTTGTGCCAATCATTACGCTGGTTGTGATGGGTCTGTTTGGTCTGATCATCCCTCTGATTTGGCCGATTTTTGCCATGGGGATCACCGGTATCGGCCGCATTATCAATGGCGCGGGTGATTTCGGCCCGATGATTTTCGGTACGGGTGAACGTCTGCTGCTGCCATTTGGTTTACAGCATATCCTGGTTGCCCTGATCCGCTTTACCGAAGCCGGCGGTACCATGGACGTTTGCGGTCATTCCGTTAGCGGTGCGCTGACCATCTTCCAGGCCCAGCTGAGCTGCCCGACCACTCACGGCTTCTCTGAAAGTGCGACGCGTTTCCTCTCTCAGGGTAAAATGCCTGCCTTCCTCGGCGGCCTGCCGGGCGCAGCGCTGGCGATGTACCACTGTGCCCGTCCGGAAAATCGTCATAAAATTAAAGGTCTGCTGATCTCCGGCGTTATTGCCTGCGTGGTGGGCGGTACGACAGAACCTATCGAGTTCCTGTTCCTGTTCGTAGCGCCGGTACTGTACCTCATCCACGCCGTACTGACGGGCCTGGGCTTTACCGTGATGGCTGTGCTCGGTGTGACCATCGGTAACACCGACGGTAACGTGATTGACTTCGTGGTATTCGGTATACTGCACGGCCTGTCCACCAAGTGGTATCTGGTGCCGGTTGTGGCCGCCATCTGGTTCGCGGTTTACTACGGGATCTTCCGCTTCGCCATCACCCGCTTTAACCTGAAAACGCCTGGCCGCGATACCGATACGGCCACCAGCGTTGAACAGGCGGTAGCTGGTACCGTTGGGAAATCCGGATATAACACGCCGGCTATTCTGGCGGCGCTGGGCGGTGCGGATAACATTACCTCTCTGGATAACTGCATCACCCGCCTGCGTTTGTCGGTGGCGGACATGTCCAAAGTGGATACCAACGCACTTAAAGCTAACCGGGCTATTGGCGTGGTACAGTTAAATCAACACAATTTGCAGGTCGTCATTGGCCCGCAGGTACAGTCAGTGAAGGATGAGCTGGCAACCCTGATGCGAACCGTCGAAGCCTGA